CTATCTTAATATAGTATCCAATTCCTCCGCTATCTCTCGGCTCGGAATTCTCATTATACTTTCATCATTAAATCCCGCACCTAAAATATTTACGCCACCGTACCACACTATGCTCTTGTCTATTATAGCAAATTTTTGATGTAGCTTTGCGTGAATTTTCACTTTAACACCTGCCATTTGTAATTGTTCAATAAGCCTTGCTACTTTATCTGCATTTTTCTCATTGGGTGCCCTTGTTTGAATTTCAATTTTAACATCGCTTATATCCAATAAATTTTCAATAAACGCCATTACACTTTTTTCATGCAAGTATGGACTTGATATTATAATGCTCTTTGTCGCTCCAGCAATGTCATTGTAAAACGCATCCGCAAAATTTGTCTCATCATAAATTGCCCCACCATCTTCTCCACCTAATGCTCTTGTTAGATAACCTAGAACTGCATAACCTTTTAGGCGACTATGATACATTTTTTCTAAAACTCTTGAGCGAATGTCAGCGTAATCATAAACCATCACTTCTTGTTTACCTTCATAATTTCGGTGTAATCTGCCCACATATTGTTCTAGTGTGCCTCTCCATGAAATAGGTGCGGCTAAAAATAGCGTATCAAGCCGTGGCTCATCAAAACCCTCGCCGATATATTTGCCTGTTGCCACAATCACTAACTGCTCGTCTGATGATATTGCTTTTAATTTCGCTAACTCCTCTCGCTTTTCTTTTGTTTTGCCACCACCTATCAACACAAGCACATTATCACAATGTGGCTCTAAACTCTCTGCCAACAATTTTACATGGTCTTTTCTATTGCACAAAATTATCGGTGTTTTGCCTTGCTTATACGCTGCCACAACATCTTTAATTATTAACTCATTTCTAAATGCGTTATTAGATAACTCCGCATAAATTTGATTTATATCCGCATCCTCTTCGTGGATAAACTTTGTAAAACGAGGAATGACATAATGTTCAAAGGTGCGGCTTTTCTTTTCTGACTTATTATCCGCTGTATACCTAATTGCACCGCACTGCATTGTAATTATAGGGTCATGCCCGTCTTGCCTTTTTGGCGTGGCGGTTAAACCATAAACATAATTTGCGTTTATTGCTTTAAGCACCTTTTCAAAACTAAATGCCGATACATGGTGGCATTCATCAACTATAACCAGTCCATAATTTTTGACAAATTCCATAACCGCACCATCAGTGCCCTTTTCTATGCAGGACTGCAAAAGTGCTATGTCAATAATGTTCGTCAATTTATTTTTGGTAGCCCCATATTGTCCTATTAGGCTAGGCTTCTTTTTTGACTTGCTTTTTGACCTACCGCCCTCTGCCTCATTTGGCAACTCCATATTTATAGATAAAAACTCCTCCAATCTTTCTTTCCATTGTATAGCAAGTTGTGCCCTATGAACAAGAATTAGCGTGTTGGTTTTCAGTTGAGCTATAAGGTTTATACCAACAACAGTCTTGCCAAAAGCTGTTGTAGCGGACAACACTCCATTATCGTGCTTAAGCAATTCTTCCACAGCGTCAGCTTGATTGTCTCTAAGTACACCAACAAAAACTATATCAATCGGTTTTCCTTCATTTCGCCTATCCTCAATAACTATTTTACAAGGCAATAATAGTTCTTTGACTTTACCTAATAACCCTCTAGGCAGATGGATATACTCCTTGCTGTCATCTGCACAAGAAATAATCCTTGCTTTATCATAGGTGCTAAGTCGCATGGCTTGTGCCTTAAAAAACTCTGGGTTTTTGAAAGCTGCTAATCTCTTAAGTTTGTGTAATAATCGTTCACTCATTCCTGATTTTTCTACATATAGCATATCTGCCACTATTATATTTACACTTTTAGGATAATCTATTGCGGATAATTTTACCTCTCTTGGCGTTTCCCACGGCTTTACAACATCTTCTTTTTCTAATTCGTCCTCTGGTATCGCATCAATAATGCTTTTTATATCGCTATAGCTTAATTTTTCTATTGATGCCAAATATGCCCATTGGTCATCAAATGGTGTAAATTGCTCATTAACAAAAATAGTCTTGCCATCTTTACGAACATCGCCTTGCAGTGGTAGTGCAATCAAATTGCCAAACCCGCCTTTTGGCATTATATCTTGATTGGGAAACAGTCTATCGTAAGAAGCAAATTGTATTTCGTGGCGGAGACTCATAGCATGAGTCAATAACTTAATACCGAATTTTCGAGCTAATCTTGCAGACACTTTATTCTCAAAAAAGAACCAAGCGTGTCCGCCATTACCGCTTCTTGAAACCTCAATATGTGACTTTAGTCCTAGTCCTTTGCATCCATCGCAAAACGCTCTAATGTCCTTTTGCCAATTTTCTTTGTCAAAATCTATCGCCAAAAAATAGCACTCATCGCCCTCTAGCAACGAATATACGCCAGCTATTTTTTTGCCCGATAAGTGATTGTGAATAACTTCATCAGTTAGTGGCAAAAGACTTCTACTTTTGCAAACTACACACTTAACCTTTGGTTTGTTGCACCCGTATCTCCACTCATTTCCACAAGCGGGAGTATACCCTAATTTGCCAGTTTTCTTATTTCTAAAACCTTTAGCATAAACATCTTCCCGTCCACGAAACAATGATTTATATAGTGCTATCTTTTCTTCTACAGAAGCATGTTTATTAAATTCCTCATTTTCATCATTATTAGTATCTGTCCTCGCAACTACATGTATTTCATTTCTATTCTTAACTTCAACCGAACTCTTTAGCAAAGACATAATAGTGCCCACCACTTCGGCGGGCACTATCTTAATCGCTAATTTTTCAATTTCATTAAGAATTTCTTTGCTCATAGCTTTTCTTAATTATGATTTTCTACTAAATTTCTACTAAGGTCATACAGCGCTATTTATTATCATCCCCGTCTTCGCTTTTATTTGACTTTACTTCATCCAAAAATTTGTCAAAAGCTGACTTGTATAACTTATCTTGAATAACCCGATATTTATCATACTCTCTTTCTGCGTGAATTTTTGCCTCTAATGCACTTACACTTCCTGCATCAGCCAATAGTGGTCTTCCTGCTGCCATCAAAAACAAATTCAGTCTCTGCTCCCAATCATCTTGCGACATCGGAACTTGATTGAGTGCCTGCAACTCGGCAAACTCTATATATGCCATTACAATCCTCTCTAACCCCTCCATCTCTTGAGAACTTAAATAATTTTTGGCTATAGTCACATCGGACTTTCTAATTTTGCCACTTGGAGCTTGCTCCCAAGTAGTCAATCCCATGTGGGTCTTATCTGCATCTGCCCTCTCTACGATTACTTCCGCCGCCGTATGCTGATGGATAGCAAAATGTAGCTTGTTTTGCACAACTTTGAAAAACTTGTCCGTCTTTTTAGATTGCGGGTCATAATCATAACTTAAAGCATAAATATCCGTAATCTTTTGATAAAATTTACGCTCGGATAATCTTATCTCACGAATGTCCTCTAAGAGGTTTTCAAAATAGGTCTTAGAGAAAACTCTGTCGTGTTTCAATCTTTCCTTATCCACAACATAAGCCTTAAGTGCAAACTCTGCTAAAACATCTGCCGCCCATTTCCTAAATTCAATGGCTCTTTGAGAATTGACTTTAAACCCTACAGCGATGATAGCTTGCAGGTTATAATATTGCATATTGTAAGGCTTACCATTAGAGGCAACTGTTCGGAAATTCCGAACAGTTGATTTTTCCTCTAGTTCGCCACTATCAAAAATAGTTTTTAGATGCTCTGAAATCGTACTTTTAGTAACATCATATAATTGGCATAACAATTTTTGCGTAAGCCAAACATTTTCTTCCGTTACCAACACATCAACGCCATCCCCGCCGTTCTCCCTATAAAAAACAAGGAAATCATGTGTGCTGTTGCGTACAGCTATTTGCTTTTTGTCTTTTTTTTCTATCATAAATAAGTTCCTCAATTATACTCTTATAAACTCTATATTCACAAGAACTATCATCCTCTCTTTTGATTTTTGCTCTTCCCTAGCGATGTTTTTTGGATACCAGTAGACTATGTGATTGACTACTGCTTTGGCTATTGAATATCCTGCCTTTTCTTGAACCTCTATTTTTTCTACAAATGCTTTTGAAAATTTCAGAATCAGCTTGCCCTTAAAAAAGCAACCCTCTTTATTTACCTGCAATTCTTGACCTGCCCGTAAGCCTTCAACAATATTCTGCGCATTTATAAAGCTGTCAAGAAAAACTGCTTTATGTGAAAGGCTAAACGCTACCCTTTTGGGTTTGTCATAATTTGTTTTATCAACAAATCTTTTTAATCCAAAAGCCTCAACATTATCCAAATACTTACCTACATATTGAATATGCAAATTAGTCTCTGCTCTTGTTATTGCAACATAAATAGCCCTAAATTCGGCATCAGCCATTTTAGAGTAGCTACTTAATGCTAAATAAACATTATCAAATTCCCGTCCTTTAGTTTGGTGAATGGTAGACACTAAAACCGTATTATCTTGTGTCACAAAGTCCTCTAGCCTTGATTCGCATACAAACTGCCTAAAGTCAACTTTGTATTTTGAGCGAGTGTTTATACTTTCAAAATCTCTTATTAGTTTTTGAACATTTTCTAGGTTAGTGCTTGTACTAAACTTTTTCCTTATCGCTACCTTAGCCTCATCCCAAGTGTCAGCATCAATAGAGGCACTTGTACCTTTTTCTACAAGTTCCATAAAAAACCTAATTTCATGTAAATCAAGTAAATTAAAATCTTGATTAAAAAGCTCTTGCTTCTCTCGAGATGTGAGTGTTTTCGTTTTTATATTTAATTCATTTAATAAGCCTGCTATACTAAGAACTTCTTCATTCGTCCTTACAATAATACAAGTTGTGCCTGTCGGCTTATCGTTCATAAGTGCGTTGACAATGGGGACTTCTATGTGGTTACTTGTTAAACTTCCAATCGTAATACTGCCATTCTCTTTGTTTGGCTTGATGATTCCATTTTCGCTTATGACAGCAGTCAATTCTTGTGTCTTTAGTCTCTTTGTAATTTTTTTGGCAAAGTTATTACTAAACTCAATGATGTTAGCCTTGCTTCTAAAATTCTCTAGTAACTCATATCTAGTTGCACCCTCCGCCTCGCCAATCCGTCCTAAAAACTCACTAGACGAACCCCGCCACTCATAAATGTTTTGGTCATCATCTCCGACAGCAATCACTCTTAGCTCTTCGTTGTGGGTCATAAGTGCTTTTATAAGCAAATACTCCGCCTCGCTCATATCCTGTGCCTCGTCAATAACCATAATCGCATTAGTGAGCTTTATGTTGCAAACACCAGCCTCTTCAATCTTCTTAACCGCCTCCAGCACAATATTGTCGGACTTTTCTAGGTTGCCAACTTTGCCAAGCAAATCAAAGCAATATGAATGGAATGTCTTAATCTTAATAAAATTCGCCGCTCCACCAATTAGCTTTATAAGTCTTGACTTAAATTCGCTTGCCGCCGCACGAGAAAATGTAAGCATCAGTATTTGCTCATGCTTAATATCTTCTTGCATATAGATTGAGGCGAGTTTGTGTATTAGAAGCATTGTCTTGCCACTGCCTGGCCCAGCGATGACAGCAATGTATTTTTTCTTGTCTTTTATAATGTCGTGTTGCGTTTTGGACAAGCCCTTAAAAAGCTGGCTGTATCTTTTTTGAGTCATATTCAGCCTTAACTCACCTAGCCTACCCTTAAAATACTTATCCTTAAAAAAACCATAGTCCATAGAGAAGTAATCATGCGTAAATTCTAATGCCCTATCATAATCGGTGCTTAGTAGCTTTAGGTATTCGGCTATAATATGGATTTGTTCTTTTTTACTTTCGTAATAATCATCTAGCTTTTTGTAATGCTCTTTTGTATACCTAACCTTAGTATCATTCTCGGTGCGCTTGATACTCATGCGATTATAAATAACCAAAAATCCACCATCAATCTCAAGCGAGTTTATGCGCTTTAAGTAATACAGAGCATCCTCTATCTCATCCGCATCCGCTGTTTTTTTGAACATAAAGTTTTCGTGAGCATACTCTTGCATAAGCTCTAAAACCGAAAACTCGATTTTATTATCATCTTCGCCCTTTTTGTTTTTCGACAATTTTTTATATAAATAAGAAACAATAAACACCGCTATCTCTAATCTCTTCTTGGATTTTTCCTCTATTTCGGACAGCGACAAATAGGGCTTAAGTAGCACATAATCCTTGTTTTCCGCCTTAGAACGCTTTACAAGTCTTTTTAGGTCATAAAAGTTAAGTATCCTATTTAGGTGTGCAATAGTTGCCTCGGGGTGCTTCTCGTGGAGTGCAACATTGATAGCCTTAATATTAAACTGATTTTCTGCTTTTATTATATCCTCATGCTCTAATAAAAAACTGTGCAAAAAAAACTCAATATTCCTATGAACCTCTAATGCCTTTTTAGCGTGTGCTCCGCTGTCCCTTTGTAAAAATGCGTATAGGTCTTTGGTGTCGTCTAGTATACGCTCTTCCTTTAACTTTTGGATAATTCTAATAACCTTTTCGGTATCTAGTTGTTCCCTGTCTGCTATATAGTCTATTCTCTCATTATTATCATCAATGTCCCTGCCACCCTTAGCCCTAGTCTTAAATAGTCTTGCCAGCACTCGCCGTGCCTCTTCTTTTTGTTTGTCGCTGTCAAAAATTGTGGATTGTTCAATCTTTTCACTTGCCTCAATCATACTCTTTGCCAAAATGCTATTAGCATAAACTTTGGGCATATTCTGCCCCCGTTTTAGGAAGTGCACTTGCTCTAGAGCGTTGATAGAAGTTGCGACCCGTGTTGAAATTTCACTTTCTTTTTCGTCATCCCAACCCGCCTCTCTTGCTATATCTAGTGCCGATGCGGTGATTTGGTCTCGTTTTAAGGTGAGTTTTTTTATTGCACGCCAAATTTGACCAATCTCGGCGGCGGTGATTTTGGTTTGCGACAAAAACGAAAAATGCTTATTTATATCTTCATCATTAAATAGTGCATAGCATACTGCATTTAGCTTTTCATTTCGCCCCGCTCTGCCCGCCTCTTGCACATAGTCTTCTAGGCTTGTTGATATGTCGTAGTGAATAACAAGCCCTACATCCTTTTTATCCACCCCCATCCCAAACGCTTTTGTAGCAACGATTATATTGCAGTTGCCCTTAACAAAAGCCTCTTGATTAGCAATACGGTCTTTTTTCTCCATCTTACCATGATAGCATAAAGCACTAAAGCCTATATCCGTCAGCTCTTTGGCGAGCGTTCCTGCTCGGTAAGTTCTTGATACATATATGATTGTGGGACAATTATGCTCGGTGAGTAGTCCTCTTAGCTTGTCCTTTTTGTCCGCCTCGTCATTAGCGTGAATTGCGTGGTAGGCAAGGTTTTTGCGAGATGAAGTTGATATAACCTTTTCTAGCTTTATGTTTAGGTTATCGGTAAAGTATTTGATTATGTCCTCTATAACTTCGACCTTAGCCGTAGCTGTAAAGCACGACACGGGGATTTGTTTTGCGTTGCCCTTTATGTCTTGCAATGATTTTATAAAGTCAGCGATGTATAAATAATCCGTCCTAAAATCTTGACCCCATGCAGAAAAACAGTGTGCCTCGTCAATAACAAACCTTACTACATTGCGTTTTATGAGCAGCCGCTCAACCGACTTGCTTCTTAGCGATTCGGGCGATATATATAATAAACTTGCCCCTCCGCTCTCTACTTGCTCTATTGATTTTGTTCGCTCTATCGGGTCTAGTGAGCCATCTAGTCTAACGGCTTTTGTAATGTTATGCTCCGTCTCCAGATTGTCCACTTGGTCTTTTTGAAGCGACTGCAAAGGCGAAATAACAACAGTCAATCCCTTTTCATTCTCGCCTTGCATAAGTGCAGGAAGTTGGAATGTAATAGACTTACCGCCGCCCGTTGGGAATACCGCCAAAAGCGATTTGCTCTCTATAGCCCACTTTGCGGCGGTCTCTTGCAATGCCTCGCCATCATATGTCCTAAACGCTGGGTAATTGAACCAGCGATTAAGCCCCTTAACCACATCAAGATTATCTTTGCAATACTCGCACTCGCCACAGTCCGCCCCTTTTAGCTTAGATAAAATCCCCTCTACCTTAGGAAAAGTTTTTAGTACCCACGGCGGAGTGATTGAGGTATTGTCAATTATCATCACATCAATTTGTGAGACAGCGTACGCTAGCTCAATCGGATTAGAATTGATAATGTCGCTAATATTAACACTGTCACAAATCTTGCCTCTGAATACGCTCTTGATTCGAGTGTGCAATTTATCGCAAGAATTATCATACCCGATATATTCAAAAAAACATCTGAACTGCTGCGTAGTTTTTAACAGCGAATAATAAATAATTTGCAAGTTCTCACTTAATTTTTCCCACTTAGCGACCAAATCAAAAAACAAATCTTTTGCCTTTTTAGAACAGTTAAGAGGATTTTTTCGTCTGCCTGCAATCAAGACTTCATTATTGCCCGTCACAAGAACATCATCCTTAACTAAATGATGATATGGCTTTTTTGCAAACAATAACGGCGATAAATACAGCGTGTCGATATATTTCCCAACACCCGCATTGACTATTGCCTCTCTTAAAAACTTAACATCGTGTTCTAATAAATTATGCCCGCAAACAAACCTAACCCCATGCAAAAACTTAGCAAACTCACCCATATTGTTTGAATGAAATTCCTTGCCACTGTCGCTAATGCCGCCAATGTCCAAAACCTCGCCTTTTAGACTGACCTCTGCATCTATAAATGAAATTGTCTCTTTTTGCTTTTGCACTTTTACCTTATTATACTGAGCCCAATACCTCATTAAAACTTTTGTTGTCTGCATTTAACCAAACATCACGGCTTACTGAACGACCCAAAATCACCGCCGCCGCAAAAGATGGGTTATCAAACACTATGTCCTCTGAAAGCCTGTAAATACCTTCCTCAAGTATAAACATATCCTGTGCAATCAACTCGTTACGCCTATCCAATATCCGCTTATATGTGCCGTATTGCAAATGCTCCGCACTATCTAATTTTGCGCACGAGTTTTTTAAGACTACAAATTTACCATCTCGTACAATCATTTCTACATCAATGTTTCGCAAATGAAATGCGATACCATTTAGTTTTTTATACTTACTTTCCTCGGCTTTTGCCTCCGTTGTCTCTGCTACTCGCTGCTCGACAGTTAATTCTTCATCAACAACTCTATCAAAGGTATTTGTAATGTCTTTACCCATAAGTCCAAGCAATGGGATAATTAACTCTGGCTCAAATTTATAAAATTCTCCGCCCTCATTATTTCTGCTATACAGCGTATGCAAAGCTGTTTCCGTCTTTTTCATATCTTCGACTTCAACTGCTATCACAGGGCGAAACGGCTTTGGATTAGCCGTATTCAGCGTCCTAATTCTATTCTTTAGACCGCCGATTTTTGTCCTGCCGATTTTATATATCCCCGGCAGTGTCTCGTTTGATAGTATATAAACTATTCCTTTTGTTTCCATGAATTCTTCCTTTTTTTTTGTTTATTTCCAGCAGCGGTCATGAAACCAATATACTAAATATCAGGATTATTTTTAAGAAAATTAAACACCATATTTTCTATACTCCAATGATAATATGTCATGTCTTTGTTCTTTGATTTTGCAATATAGTTGCCAAACTCTGTTGCCACCTTAGCTAAATTTTCAAAAGACTGTTTAGCAATATGTTCTAATGATTCAACCAAATAATGAATGGGACTTCTGAATCTATCTTTTATATTAAATTCATGACATAGCTCCATTAACTTAAAAATATATTCTATGCTCTCAATATGCCTTATTTCCCCCAAGGGAGACCTAAAATAATCGCTATGATAAAGTTTGCCGTTTTCTTTAGTCCACTTCAAATAATACTCAAATGACGACTTATTTCCTATGAGCAGACCACGCCCTGCAAAATATATGGAGGTTTCATTATTTGCAGTAATCTCTTTTTCAATATACGGAGCAATGCTAAATTTACCCGTCTCAGTCAAGCGGAATGTTATTTCTTTTTTTGTCTCAATATCAAAATCATCAAAGAAATATAAAGCGTTATCAACTTCTTGTATGGCAATCAAATAATCAATAAGAGACTTTCTAACGCCAAAATAGTCAAGAAGCTTACTTTTTTCTTTAAGCAAACTTAATATTTTTGACAAGACTTCTCTTACGGCGTTTTTGGCACAATAATTGATATTACCTATTAGCTCGTAGCGTCGTAATCTATTTGAATTAACTGCCTCTATTGACTTTTGTATCAGTAAATCTTTACCCAATTTATTTTCAAGGAAATCAAAAACCACATCATCGTTATAATTATCGTCCAACTGATTGTAATACACCATATCTTCATAAATGTTATTAGAAACCATTATATTATAATTCGTAATAAAATAATCGCAATACACCGCATACGAAAGTATACTAAAAGAATTGCCCTCTTTATATGTTATTGCATTCTTAAATGAAAATTTAGTAATTGCTTCGTCTACCCACGCTTGTAAAAAGCTAATTTGGCTATCATTTGGAACAAGCAGTGGTGAACCCTTTTCTCTTAGCAAGTCATAAATGTGGTGTACTCTAAAGAATGTTAGGTCTACCTTTTCCAACTCTTCAATCGTATAAATATGCTCATCTCCATCACGAAAATAATCCCAAACAAAAGTTGGATAATCTCTGAAAAGTCTTCTCTCAATTTCTTTGTATTTGAATGGTTTGTTATTTTTGAATTTGAAAATTTTCCTAATTTCTTCTTTGGTAGCTACTTCATCAAACAAAGCTTCAAAAGAAGCTGTTTTCATTTTAATTCTTTTTGCTTCATAATGGTCAACTTGAATTTTACAAGGAACGCTATTCGTATTGAAATATTTAATCCATTTTTCAATATCTTCTTTCTTGTACCAACTCAAATATGTTATAAACCTATCTGCAAAATCATAATAATCTTTCTTCGTTTGGAAAATTTTCAAAATCTTATCTGCAATAGAATCGTCAAACAGTAATGCATATAATTCTAACTTTTCATGCAGCATAATTGTTGATAAAACTATTTTTTCAAAATAATGAACTCTTAAATTGTGTTTGATTATTATCTCCCGTAATATGTCTTTACAATTACGAAACTTAAATCTTGCACTCAATAGCAATGCCTTATATACTACCACTATAACCTTCTCATTTAATGTTTCTAAATTTAATATTTTCTCAAAATATTGCCTATTATCATCTTTATAATTATCCTGCCTCTCATCAATTAGTATACACTCGCCCCACTGTGCCAAAGCATCTAATGTGACTATATTTTTAAGAGCTGCTTGGATATAAAAATCCTCGTCCGCATATTGAATATCCTCTTCCACATCATTTTCAACATCTTTACTTATATGTCTAGCGGAGCGTCTTGAATACCTTTTGCTCTTAAGTAACTTTTCAACAAAAAATTCTCCAAGATTATTTTTATAAACGATGTAATTTGCACCTGCTCTTATAGCACTATATTTGCTGGCAGAATATTTGAGATATAGTTTTTTTGCCTTTTCGTCTCCTAATCCTATCAATGCCATACAACGCAGGCAACTGCCTACCAAGCTAGAATCGCTTCCATCCTTTGTCCTATTCAAAATCGCCTCTAGGTTTGCTAAGATTTCCCCCTCTTTGCTGTAATAACAGACTACATCCCTAAAAATCTCCATTACAGTAATAATTGTAGTCCTATGCTCTTTAGCAGAAATACATTCAATCAAATAATCTATGGCACTTGGAGAAACAACTAATTTCGCCAACAAGCTAGCGTTATATCTTCCTGAATCAATCCATGAGCGCTTAGTTTTATATTCCTCAATTATGCTTTTAAGAAGTCTTAATTTGTTTGTGGAATCAATCGCATTATCTGCATTTATCAATATCTCTTTGCCATTTACAAATAAAAACTCAACAAAGGTATTTTCATCTTTTTTCATATCAAAAAGAAACGACACTGTATTATAAAATTTGGGTTTTATATACTTATCGCCTATTTCGACTGTTACATATTTAATTAAGTCTTCCTCGCTTAAATTAAACAATTCAATCGCAGCAAAGTATTCCTTGAAATTATTGTGTATAAAACTAAACTTTTCATTAGAATAATTAAGCAGTGAAAAATTCTTAAAATTGTTAATGGTTTCACTTTCAAGATGCAAAAGCAATTCGGTTTCATCAACTTCTGCAACACCCGAATGTGTTAGCGTTAGTGCTATTTTAGAAAGACCACTAAATAATTTGTCTCTCTTAATTTTATCAGTAGTTCCTTGTAGTTTTGACTTGTCTTTTTCATAAGTCGCCTCAAAAATCATTTCCATTAGTTTGTGTTTTTCAGGAACTGTCTTTTTTTGCAAATACAAATCAACAAAAGACACAAGATAAAACGGAATAAACAAATACGGATAAATATTAGCTTTGTTGGCGGCTGCAATAAAAGTATCCTTATCACCTTTTAGCCTTTTTCCTAAATAATCAGCTATCTGTGGTTCACCAAAATTTGTCATGTAAGCACGAGTAAAACCAGTAAAAGCCTGTGAATCATCACTGAAATAATTATAAAAATTAAGCCTAGAAGAAACAATAATTCGGGTCAAAGGATATTTCGTACAATACAAATTTAACGCTTTCGTAAATTTATCTGATAAGTTTTGTTCAGATTGAATTTCATCATAAGCATCAAAAAGCAAAACAACATTTTTTTTGTTTTTTAAGTCATCTGGTACTATGCTATCTATACTATCCCCATTATAGTTTTTTAGTTCAAAATAAAATGGTACTACTTGTCCAATATTACTTAATAAGTTGTTTAGATTTTTTATCTCTTCCGTTTTGCCACTGCCCGCACCACCTAAAAGAACAATTTTTTCACTCTCCTCAATCAAATCACATAATTTATTAATTTTATTATCAACACTAACTACTCTAGGAACATAGTATTCACTTACCCTAAGATTACCCCGTCCTGCTTCCGCCACCGCCGTCTCTTTTAATTTAATTTCTTCGGCTTTTGGTTCTATATGCTCTCCTGCATATTTGCGACACAAAGTTTCGCATTCATTAACAGCATCAATTCCAGCCTCTTTAATAAATTGCCTAAGTATAGTTAAATCCCATATATCATTTTTTACATCAAATTTAATCTTATCTATTATCGCATCATCAATTTGAGGCGTAGAGTTCAAATATCTGAAAAACAATATTTTTAGCTTGTATCCCTGTAAACATTCCGACATTCCCTCAAACTTTTTAATTGTTTCCTCCACCTTCTTTTTAACTCCGCTTTGCGTTGTTATCTGATATACACACTTGTTCGCATCATCAACTAAATCTATTGCTTTTCTATTGCAAACATCTCTTTCCCCCTGAACGAATGCACAACTCGTGAAAATTAGTGGGAAAAGTTCACGACAAAACATAGACTCTATCAATTTGCTGTGAGCCGTATCTCCCAACTTGTTTGCACTCTTTGCTTGCTCATAAAAGCGATGCAAAATGCTACCAATGTATTCTAGTTTTCCTGCTGGTATATCCATTTATTTAGCTAAATTACTTTCTGCCCCCATACATCTCGCCTCATCCACAAGGCTGGTAAAGGTTTTATTCATCGCAACGATATTGGTCACTTGCGTTTGCTCTGACTGATTCAAACGAATAGCCAATTTGTCTAATCGAGTTAATCAATATTTTGGGGATTGGTGGGTTTTCTATCTTTTGTAACATTTTCTTATTCCTCCCTCTTTGCAAAAACAATTTCGTGCTTTTTGCAGAAATCATCAAACTTGCGGCGCTCAAGAAATTGTGGCTCACTATGACCTCTCTCCCAGCGGTTGACTGTAGAAAAAGCAACCCCTAGCTCGTTTGCTAGTTGCTGTTGCGTTAGCATCAAACGCCCTCTTACTTCTTGTACCTTTTGACTAAATATCATTGCTTGCACCACCTCTTATAGCGACCTATATTATATTATAGCGTATTCTTATATAAAGCACAAGTATTTTTATATGTGTTTTTATAATATACTTTTTTGCCTTGAAATAATAAAAAGCCCCAAAACGGCTGGCGTTTCGGGGCTTAGAATGAATTTTATTTAAGTTAGTAGGAGAAAACCATATTGAAAATATGATAAATTATTTGAAGTGGCGGGCAAATTACAGTTGAGTTAGCAGGAGAATTTTGAACAGTTTTTCGCCACTTTTTCAACTTTTCTTGAAAATATTTTAATTTATTTTTCAGACGGGTTTATTCCCGACCGCCCCGCCTAACACCTCGGAGACTGTCGCATATCGGCTCATATCGGGCAATTAAGGGCGAGGTTTGCAGTTTGGCTTTTTCTCACGATTACCAATTTTCGCCCGTCCTTTTTTCCTGCTTATTCGTCCGTTATCCCTTGCCATAATGTTTTTAGAGGGAGACACTGTGCAGCCCTTGTAGTTTTTGGGGTATCGCAACTCTCTATTTTGAGGGGGACATCGTGCAGCCCTTGCACCTGTATTTTTACTCCCGCTAACGCAAAATAGCCCCTGCCTCACTTGGCAGAGGCTATGCTCTAAAAATCTTGGGACAATTCCAATCCGCACTTAAATCTCGCCGTCAGCATTCGTCCGTCCACCTTACACTTTTCTACTAAGGCTCTGAAAATATCGGGGTCAAACTTTTCTATGGCATCCTCCCGCTCTAGTGTCTCGGCGATTTCCTCTATCCTGTATTGCATGGCGACAGTGCTTGTTCCTGCTTGGTGGCAAATGTCTAGCTGGTTATTCAATAAATCAATCTCATTCATCAGCTCGGCTATGCGTATATCGTTTTGAGCGGACTTGCTAAGTTCCAGCATCTCATCTTGTTTTTGTTTTAATTGAAGTGCTATCGCCTCGCTATCAAAATCGCCAGCCGCTTGTATTGCCTGCTCTACGCTATTTTTAATCTCGGCAATAATGCTATCCCTATCACACAAAATCTCGTGGAGCATCATAATAAACGCATCCTCTATCTCACGCTCTTTGTATTTTGGACTTCGGCATTTTTTGGCAGACTTGGCGCGGGTCTTACACTGCCATACAACAACTCTTTTCGCTTCGCCCTTTTTTACAGTGTCATAGTGAGAGCGGGTATACTGCTCCCCGCAAATGCTGCAAAATAATTTTTGGCTAAAGGCATATTTGCTGGCAAACTTATCTCGGCAATCATCGGCGTTCCTGCGGGTTATCTCTGCTTGGACGGCTGTAAAAATTTCTTTGCTAATTATACCAGTATGGTTGCCCTCTACAAAATACATTTTTACAGTGCCGTCATTGAGATTTTTTTGCGTTTTACTTAATACATCCAATTTGTAAGACTTTTGGTTTATGGCATCGCCTGTGTATCTCTCATTTTTAAGCATATACATAATAGTGGATTTTTCCCACTTTTCCCGCACTGTCATTTCTCTATCGCCTTTTTTGTGCTTGAGCTTGCGAATCCGCTTTATGCCGTCCGCCTCCAGCTCTCTGCAAATTTGATTGATAGTCTTACCCTTTAGATAATCTTCAAATATCCTTTTGACTATAATTGCCTCGGCGGGATTTATAGTATATTCGTTATCGTCAATAAAATATCCATACAACCCGCATCCTACAGCAACCTCGCCTTTTTCAAACTTCTTTTGGTTACGCCATTTCATATTAGTAGAAATAGAGCGGCTCTCTTCCTCTGCCACTGAAGCTAGAATAGATAAGGTTAGCTGGGCTGTGGGGTCGGTGCTTAGTAGATTTTCCTTTTCAAAGAATACTGCCACACCATAATTATCCCGCAGGTCACGCACAACCGACAAACAATCTACAGTGTTGCGGGCAAAGCGGGATATGCTTTTGGTAACAATTAAATCAATCTTGCCCGCCTTGGCATCTGCAATTAGTTTTAGAAATTGCTTGCGGTTTCGCATTTGAGTTCCCGTTATTCCCTCGTCCGCATAAATTCCAACATAAGTCCATTTAGGATTTGCCTTAATATAGTTACTGTAAAATTTGAGCTGGGCTGAATAAGAAGTTGCTTGACACTCACTATCTGTAGATACTCTTGCGTATGCGGCCGTCCTTAGTAGGTGCGTTAATATCTCGCCCATCACTTCTCGGGGTTTGAATACTGCGGGTATCTCTCTAACTTGCCTTGCTGCTTGCATAGTCCATCCCCCTTTGAATTATTTGTCCGTCAATAAACGAGAAAACTAATATCCCGTCTCTTACTTCAACTTTGTCTATATGGTCTTCAATTCCGCCGTCCCGCAGGCTCTCGGTTTTACGCATTGAATCGTCTACCCGTTTAAGCTCCGCTAAAATCCTATCCAGCTCTTTATTGAAAGCATCTTGCGTGATGTACCTGCCGTCTTTAAGTGCTGTGATTGAGGCTTGCTCCGCCAGTGCTTCTTTTAAGCGTGTCTCTAAAACTCCCGCTTGGCTTTGGGTGCTTTTTGCATATTCATCATACGCATCTTGAGCTAACGCCACTAAGGCATGAACGGGAACGGCTTTACCATTGCACAAACCTGCTTTTGTTTTATTGCAGCTATAATATTTTCTTAGCCCGTTACCAGTGTAGTCCCGCCTTACTTTATAATTACGCCCGCATGAGCCGCATACTATTTTTTCACGCAGCCCCCGCTTTGCTGGCTCGGCGGGTTGGATTTCGGTACTGGCAATACAAGAACGCTTTTTTAGATAAGTCCTAGTATTCTCTTGCAGTTTGGCTTGGGCGGCATCCCACAATTCACGGGTTATAATTCCCGTATGATTGTTTTCAATGTACCAGCCTTTGACCTCGCCGTTATTTTTTCGCTGTATGTGGTTTTCGTCCTTATATGTCTTTTGCATTTGAACATCGCCCACATACTTTTCATTAGTCAAAATTCTTTTTATGGTGCTATCCTGCCAGCCCTTGCCCGTTTTACTTCTTACGCCTAATTGATTTAAGTGGTTGGCAATTTGCCTATATCCCGCCTGCTCCCAAGCCCTGCCCTTAGTAAACATTTCAAATATAGTCCTTATGTGCTGTGCCTCTTCTTCATTTATAACAAACTCGGGATAATGCTCTTGCAAAAATCCATACGGCATAACGCACATATATGGTCTGCCCTCTGCGAATTGCTGCTTGCGGGACTTTTCCACAAGAGCTTTGTTATTCGTAATATCGTTTTCGGCTAGTATACCTTGTACTTGCAGAATGAGATTTTTCTTACTGTCTAGGCTGTTTATATTCTCTTTTTCAAATATAACGGCAATACCTTTGTCCGCCAGCTTGCGGAGTGTCTCTAGCAGAAGCGGCATATTTCGGCAAAAGCGGGATATGCTTTTTGTGTAGATAATATCAATTTTGCCAGCTAGGGCATCATTGATAAGAGCAGTGAAGCCCGTCCGCTTTTTGTCAAAGTGTCCGCTTATGGTATCGCTGTACACTCCGACATTTTTGTGGTTTGGCAAGCTGGATAGCCTATCTTCCCAGTATTGTTTTTGGAAAATAAAGCTGTCTTCTTGCACAAAGCTCTTACTGCTTACCCTAATGTAGGCGGCTGCCTGTAACTCTATTGCAGGCATTGTCGCCGCCGCTTGGGGCATCAGTATTACTTTTTTTGCTGTTGTCATTTTTAATTTTTACCTCCGTGTCCAGTAGGACAGCTAGACAATGCCGCACTTTGGATTAAGAAGTCGAGGAGAGACTGGTGGTTTTTTCAAGAAAACTTAAGTTTTCTAAAAGTATGTTAAACGCCCGCTCCGCCTCAAACTTTGTTATTCTTTTTTGCACCACAAGCCCGTCCAGTATCGCCTTTTGAATAGCGAGTACAATTAAGCCCCTGTCTCTGATACTCACTTCCATCTATTTGCCCCCTTTGGTATTTACCTTTTTGACGGCACTCTCCAAAATGAAAGCATCCAGTTCCCGCTCTACATTCTCAAAGGCTTTTTTGGCTTGGTCAAGTTCGCCGTTGCAGTGTCCGTTTTTAATTGCGATTGCGTTGGCGCAGGTTAGGTCGCCTATTGCTTTTAAGGACTTCAATACGAGTAAGTCTTTTTTTGTCCTGCGGTCTTCGCTTGCCTCGGCGTATTTTTCCATGCGTTTGAAATGGCGTTGCAGGAAATATAAAAGCGCCCCACCTAGAGCGCTTACGATTGTGCATATTATTGCTATTAAAATTTCCATATTATTTTGTCCTCCCTTTATAGGCAGTTGCACAACTCTTTGCCGAGTGTGCATTCTAGCCTGTGCCTAAAAAATTCTCTTGTTATTGGTTGCGGGTCAAACTCGCCCGCCTCTATAGTTGACTGTCCTACTATGCGGATAGGGTGCGTTATCCAGCTTGGGTCAAAGCCAAACGAGATGAGAACATCAAATTCGGGTAGGCTACTGGGCATCTGCTCTTGTAGCAGTATGCGATTGACAAGCGGATAAAGCGTATCCATAAGCGTTGCATCTTGGGCGATTGCCTCATGTACGCTTGCCGCCATTAAGTGCATAATGGGATGCCTGCTGGCATAGCGGTCTCTATCCTCTATGGTTAGAAATTCCGTCACGCTTACAAACACCCTGCCGCCTCGTATATAACTTTGCTCGGAGTTGATTGAAAAAACCCGCACTTGTGGCGGGTCTAGTTCTACATCTGCTACTGCCTCGGGAGCTAGTTGCAATTCTTCGTGAGCCGTTGGCTCTATCTTTTCTTTTTTTGGCATTTTGTGATTCCTCCTATGAATCGGCTCTACCTATTGCAAAAAGCAAACAGGAATGAGCATTTGGCAGGTTAGTTCTAATGGTTATGCTTGTACTTCCCATTGAGACATTTGAAAAAGCGGCAGTCGTGCTGCCTGTACTGCACGCTGTCATTTGCACATTGTTTACTATTGTAAATGCTCGAGGGTAAGTCCATGTTTGGTTTGGCTGGTTAGCCGCAAAACTAACTCGCCCCCACGCTAACTGAAAGCCGTTTACAAAACGAATAAATCCGCTTTGAGCAAACGATTGATGAGTTGTAGTCAACAATTCACGCCACACACTGTGTGCCGTACTTGCACCTTTTGCACGCACAAACGCTCTGCCATTGTTTGATTCGGTATTTGTTGCTGGCATATAAAATTGAGCGTTGACTGTTGTATTTCTTGCCATACTCAATAATACACCTTGAGCAAGTCCTGTCGGCAGGTTGTGGTTTGCGGCACTGTTGGCTGTGAATATCCTTGAATGAATAACGCTGTTGGCATCAATGTCAGCTCCTGCCGTTTGGGCAAAGCGGGTGTTTATTTCGTTTGCTGTGGCGTTAGCTGTATTAGCCGTTGACTGTGCCGCTGTCGCTGTCGTTTGGGCATTTGTCGCTGTAGTTTGTGCGGTGGTCACTGCTGTCTGCAAAGCCGCCGATACTCCGCTCTCTGCCCACGCACTCCATGCCGTTGTGGTACTGCTTGAGCGGCTGCGTAAAAATCTAACTACCCCGTTACCTGCCACACCGCTCCAACAAGTCAACTCTTGCAAAATTCCGCTGTTGTGCATGGTGGAAATATTGAGAATAGCGCGAGAATTATTACTACTAAAACGATTAAAGTCGGGGCGGTTGAGTGAGGCTATAACCGAATACTGCGTATTGGTCAGTAGATATGTGCCGGGGATAACAAGGTCATTAAAATCCGCTGGCCATGCTAATGCACCCGTTGTAGTGTTGGGTAGATTTAGTGCTTGGTAGACCCGCCTTGCACTTGCAACATTTAGTCCATTATTATTCGTAACATCGGGTGTTGCAAAAGCAGTAGTATTACTCGACATCGCCGTGAAAGCATTAGCGTTTAATTTTGCCGCCGTTACCTGCCCGTCTTGAATATGAGCTGTGCGGACAGCGTTGCTGGCTAACTTATCATTGTTGACTGCCCCGTTTACTATCGCCGCCGTATTCACACTGTTGGCTGCCATTTTAGTTGCCGTAACATTGCCGTCCGCTATGTGGCTGGCTGTTACTGCTCCCGCACCTATCTTTGCGGCAGAAACAGATGAATCAATAATTTGAGAATTACCCACGCTGTTATTCGCCATTTTTGCCTGCGTAATATTTGCATCTTGAATATGTGCAGTCCGCACAGCGTTATTAGCAATATGCGTATTTGTAACTGCTCCCGCCGCATTATTAAGTTTTGTGTCGGCGTTCCATGTGGTTTGCCCAACTCCGCCAACTGTTACTTGCGTTCTGCTTGCGGCGGACTGCTGGGCGGCTAAAGCACTAGCCTGTGCCGCTGTCGCACTTGCCTCGGCATTGCCCGCTCTAGTGTTGGCTTGGCTTGCACTGTTAGCAGAATTGGTCGCTTGGGTGCTGGCTGTGCTTGCACTTGTTTGAGCGGCGGAAGCTGATGAGGCGGCGTTGTTGGCGGATGTTTGAGCATTGCCCGCCGCCGTCTCGGCGGCTGTCGCTCTCGTATTTGCGTTATTCGCTGCTGTCTCGGCGGCGGTTGCTCTAGTGTTTGCAGAGGCGGCATTGTTAGCAGAATTTGTAGCTTGGGTCTCAGCGTTTGTTGCTCTTGTTAAAGCGGTTGCCGCACTGTTAGCCGAGTTTGTCGCCTGCGTTTGAGCCACCCCCGCACTTGCCTCTGCGTTTTGAGCAGACAATAAAGCTGCCTCCACTCCATCCTCTACTGATTGAGCCGACCCTGCGGATTGAGCCGCACTCTCTGCCGCATCAATCGCCGCCTGCTTTGCTAGAGCCGCTTTGTCAGTTGCTACCTGTGCCAACTGCACCGAAGCTGTCGCCCGCTCTTCCGCTATACCCGCACTTACCTCGCTGGCTTGACTTGCCTCCCTTGCTAGGTTAGCCTGCACCATTGCGGTGTTGGCTAAGTTAGCGGCGTTGACTGCTGTTGCCTCTGCTACACTTGCACTTTGAGCGGACAGGTTTGCGGAGCTGGCGGCTTGAGCCACCATGCCCTCTGCGTTGGTTGCCGCCTGCTGGGCTAGGCTTGCACTGTTAGCGGAAGCTGTCGCACTTGTATTTGCCTGTGTCGCTTGGGTCTCTGCCGCCTCCGCCCTTGCTAAAGCTGCGGTTGCTGAATTAGCAGAATTAGTCGCCTGTGTTTGAGCTTGCGTTGCCGCCTGCTGGGCTTGAGTTGCGTGTGCCTCGGCGGTGCTGGCGGATTGCTCTGCGTTATCCGCACTGTCTCTCGCCTCTTGCACAAAGGTCAAACTTTGCCCCACCTTTGCCTCTGAATCAAGGACGGACTGCAATGCCTCGCTTGCACTGTGTGCAGAATTGCTGGCGGCGAGTTCCGCTGTGGTGGCTCGGGCTAGTGCGTTGTCGGCACTCGTCAAAGCGTTTGCCGCACTTGTCTCTGCCGCCTCTGCTCGGGTCAAGGCTTGACTTGCAGAATTAGCACTTGCCGTTGCCTGTGTCTCGGCACTAGCAATTAAAGCCAACGCCTCATCCGTTACTGCCGTTGCAATGCTTTGAGCCTCTGCGGATAATCTCACTGCCTCTGCGGCGGAGTTAGCAGAATTAGTCGCCTGCTGGGTCGCCTCTACAACAAGTTCTTTACTTGTCGCTAAATCCTCACGAGCTTCCCGTGTTGAATCCGCCGACAGCGTTGCCTGCCGCTCTGCCTCACTTGCCGCCTCTTGAGCTTGGGTGGCTTGGGTCTTTGCCTCTATGCTATTTGCCTCTGCCATGTCCGCACTCTCTAAAGCCTCTATTGCTTTTTCCTCTGCAATGCGGGCGGATTCTGCACTTGCCTGTGCATCGTCTCTTGCCTCTAGGGCGTGGCTCTCTGCTAATAATGATAAATCTCTCGCCTCTGCGGATATTGCTAGTGCCTCTTGGCTTGCATCCAAAGCATCGTTAGCCACCCCCTCCGCCTCTCTTACATCTTTGACGGCTTGCCTTACAGTGTCAACTGCCCAAACGCTATGCTCAAAACTTCGCACCAATAAATCGGGGTTATCCTGCGCCCGTCTCTTGCCAAACATAATGCCCCGCTCTATAACAAAACTAACCACATCAAACGGCGTGATTATATGCTCATGCGGCAAGTATGCCAAAAACTGCACTGTCAACTCCCCGTCCACTGTTACCTCGTTAGGCAACCTAAACGACAAATTGAGGCGGTCAAAATCCATATCGTAATCGTTAAACTCGGGTGTGTATAATCCTATCGTCCACTTTTCGCCCCGCTCGTTAAGAAAGTCCACCCTTTTACTGTGGCTTTCAAATTCCTTAGGGTATGATACTAAAATAGCGGTGGATAAGTTTTCCCCCGCTATGAGCTTATGGCGATTTGCCATATTCACTTGATGCCTGCGGTTTGCAAGTAAATTTATTTTTATTTGTGCCATATACGGCAATACCTCCGTTTGTCTTTATTTTTCATTAAACCTCCCAGCCTCCGTTGTAGGTAACTGTTCCGCTTATTTGCCCGACAACAGCCATGTTTTGTCCACTGCCTCCAAAAAATCCTGCTATGGAAATAACTCCCGCTGTTGATACCGACCCCGTTACCGCTCCCGATACATTTATCATCTCTGGCCATTGTGCAAAGCCTTGCCCTGATAAACTTGCATTCGCCCCTATCGCTACAGCGGCTCTCGGACGAAAGCCCTCTGGGACAGTACCCGTTGTACCCGTGCCGTTAAGAACAACAAAATTGCCTTGACGGCGAACTGTGCCATTCCCACCAACGATAGAGGCGGTGGTTATATTTAGGGCGTTTTGTGCCGCTCTGTCGGCGTATGCCGTTGTAGCTATGCGGGTGCTGTTATTATTGGCGGCTTGCGTTACTCCCGTCACTGCTGTCTCAATCGTGCCTGTTAGGTTGACTGCGTTTTCTGCGTGTAAAATACGATTAAGCATATTCCGCTGGTTTGTGATTGTTATAGTGCGGTTGTTATTTATCTGCAAAAGAAAAAGTGGTATCTGATGAATACCACTCGCCGCTATTGCTAGATTATCTTGAATCAACGGAATGTTGTTGCTGGTGCTTTGGTTGCTTATCCTTACTTGAAACCTGTGTGGTGTAACGGATAAATTGACCTCTGCGAATACTCGGGCGAACTGTGCGCTCCCGCTGGGGAATGTAACATTGAGTAATGTCGGGCTGTCACTCATGCCAAAATACCCATTTACAAAGCAAAGCCCGCTTGCTATGCTTACACCCCTGTCGGTTGTAGTGCAGGCAAAGAGATTGCTCATGTTGCACACCCCTGCGGCGTTTTGGGCTAGGTATGCGTATATCATCGCATCAAAACTAGGCAAAATCTCATTATGCCCAGTTGCGGGGTCGCCCAGCCCCTTAAGAAAAAATGCCATTGTTATGCCCTCCTTTGGTAGTGGCGTTGATTAAATATTTTCATCCTGTCGGTAAAGTCTATGCGGGCTTTACCAAATATGCAGGTGTAGAATGGGTCGTCTTTGCGGTATTTTAAGCCTGTGAAAATACTGTCGTAACTTCGCCCCTCGTACACGATTTTTACTTGGTCACCATAATTAAATCTGCGTGCAGGCACCATCGTTTGTTTTTTGGCAAGCCTTACTTGAACATGATGATTGTATATGTTGCCTTGAAGCTCTGATTTTGCCAACTGCTCTTGAGTGTAGCCCTCTCTAATTGCCTCTATCTCGTCCCATTCTACAAAACGGGTTGACACGGGGAATAATCGCTGGGCGTGGCTGGCGTTTGTGGTTAGTGTGTTGTTTTGCAGTAAGAAAAAGCTCCGCACGATAACGCCCGTATATTTGTTGAAAAGTAATGCCCTATTCTCTCTGGGTAATTCATTTGAATCAAACTCGGGCTTACTTAGCTTGATGTTGTCTTTTAAGAGTAGTCCCTCCGTTGCGTTCTTTATAATATCCACAACGATTTTCTTATTAACAAAATCTATATCAAACGCCAAATATACATTGTAGTGGTCAAAGCACCAGTCTATAAATTCTAACAAATCTATCGTGTCGCTGTCGTCCACCCACACCGCATCCAAGTCTTGCCCAAAGGTGCGTATCTCAAGCGGCAGGTTTCGGAGCGTGTCGGTTGTGCCTATAAATGCAAACTCTATGAGTGTCCTTAATCCCGCCACTGCATCAAACCTTTTATTGAGCAGCCCCGTCCATTTGAATACATTTAGAATATCGTCATTAAACATCTCTTTTGGGTGCTTAAATTGAATCCTTAGCTCGGTGTTGTCTATTGCCGTTATTACACCTAGCACAATCAAATCCACCCCCGCTGTTATGGCGAGAATGTCGCCCTTAAAACCTTTGCTCTCTTCCACAAGGCGGAGGGTGCTATTATTGTTGGTCAAATAATCCATATCCACAACATAGTCCCGCACCACTCCGCTGTCCCTTAGCTCCAGCGTGAGCCTGTCATAAATTTTGTATCTTGTAATCATTTTTGCTCCCAAACAAAAAACAAGCCCCGCTTTGAGACTTGTTTTTATTCTTTAATATTAAGTTGCTTATCTTAGCACTTTCCGCCGCTACAACAACAGCCTGCTGGTTTGACTTCCTTTTTTATGTCTTCTACCATATCAATGGCAGACCCGCAGCACTCTTTTGCACAAAGCCCGCACTCAATACACTTGTCATAATCAATGATAATTCTGCCGTATGGTGTGCCTCCGCACGAGTACAAATCATCGCCACAACTTGTATCGCAACATCCGCTGTCGGTGCAAGCAACGGGGACTTTGCCCACTCTATTGGGGTCATTGCAGTTGCAACTTAGCACCTTATCCATAATCGGCTCTTCTACCTCAATGTAGCTTATTGCTTTTGTGGGACAGCACTTAATCGCTGTACATACGCTTTGGCTTGCAAAGCAGTTTTTGTCTCTTACTTTTGGTTTCATAATTATTTTGTCTCCTGCGGGTTTTCAAACCTCTTTTTATTTACTTCATAAAAATTGCGGTTGGATTTGTCTCCACCATTATCCAAAAACAAACAAAACGGCAAACTGTCCGTCTCTCGGTGTTTTATCACACAAAGACAGCATTTACTGTGGTTTGGGCATTCTACCTTTGGGCAGGCACATTCCTTTACGCTTTGACATTTACTCATAGCAATCCTCCGCTGTGTTGTCTATGTTTTGCAAACTGCTTACAAACGCTGTCGCTATTTCTACCCTCTCAACATTTAGTGAATAATGCACCCACTTGCCTCTTTTCTCTGAATCCACAAGTCCGCTGTCGGTTAGTTGCTTCATGTGGTATGAGAGTGTCGGCTGGGTAAAATTAAACGCCTCTAAAATCTTGCAAGCACAAGTTGTGCCATTTGTAAGCATAGACAAAATCTTGAGCCGTGTTTCGTCACTCATTGCCTTAAATATAAGGGCGTATTCGCCGTGTCCGTAGGAGTTTGTTTTTGACATATAGACAACCGTCTATATGAGTATATCAAAACCATATATGTGTGGTCAAATGTTTTTTATGGGTTTGCAAAACTTTTTTTTCGAGATTATAACAATTCTTTTTGCCAGCTCATTGAAATTGTAATTTTTCCGAAATTTGCATTTGTAGCACTTGCCAAAAACCAACTCACTCCGCTAGGGATTGAGATAAAATTTGCAAAAGCATAATCCGCCTCACCTGCGTTGTATACATCCTCGATTAGATACGAGTTGCCGCTCCGAGTGTACAGCCGTGCCTCTTGGTTGGCGGGGTCGCTGTCTACAATAAGGTGGCTGTTTGCCCCCACTGTCAAATGATACTTAGCTTGGCTTAAAATCTCGCCGTCCCGTATAAGTCTAAACAGCGGCGTGTCGGTTATGCCCTCCGTCCTTATCCTTGCACTTGTCGGCAAGCCGTCATTAGTGATTTGCACTGCCATATTGTTTGACCCGCCAAAAAAGTAAGGGTAAACATACGGGAACACAAGCGGTGTCCCCGTCCTTGCAAGTTCTAGCGTTATCTCTACATCCCGTTTCCACCTGCTCATTGCCGTGAAAGTAATAGGCACTCTTAAAGCTGAATAATGGAGTTCTATCTCTTCTTTTCTTAAGTCGGTTATGAGGACATCCTTATACCACTGCTTTTCGGTAGAGAGATGTGTCGCCCCGTCCGTTGAGTAATACAGCCTTATCGGGGTCTCAGTGTTGATGTTGCCCACAAAATTTACAAAGCTGGTAAAATGGGCATAGTCCTTAAAGAACAAAACGCCCTGTATATTTTGGGTTTGGGTAGTTATGTTTTCTATAAAATATGTGTTTTCAACGGCAAAGCTATTGACCCTCGTCCTTATGCCTAAGCCCTGCGGCTGTGCCATAAAGTTGGCTGTTGTTGAGCTTAAGTTATTATTCGTCAAATCCCATATAGCTCCGCTGCTATTTTCTAGCCAAAATCTACGCATTATATCTTACCCCCTAATTCTTGGTTAATCCGCTCTGCCAAAAGGTCTGCCACCTGCTGGGCGTTTTCTTGACTTATAGGCGTGTCGCCGCTTGCCTCGATACTCACATTTATATTTTGATTGCGGTTGTTATGGTTTTGACAAACCTGCTTCATTTGTGTCTCTAGCCCTCCGCCCATATCCTCATACGCATTGCCCAAACGATTTAGTGAGTTGCGTTGCTGGTCTAGGCTCCCGCTTAATCTTCGGCTCTGCCCTGTGAGGAGCATAAACAGCGTTGCCAAAATTAGCACCACTGCCGCTATGGCGAGTAATATTGGTTGCAGGGGCATAGAGGCGGTGGATAAAGCTGCCGCTCCCACTGCCGCCTTTTTCTTTGCAAGTCCTATTTTCTTAATGCCCTTTGCCAGTGCCTTTGTCGCCAAAACCAGCCCTTTGGTCATCATTATTATCTTGGGCAGGGCGATAATAAGGAATATTAGGAATATAACAAATGCCTGCTGAAATGGTGTCATGTTGCTAAACCACTCGGCTAGGCGTGTTAGGAGCGGGAGTATATAATCCTTTAGGAGAGTGGCGAGGGTCTGAATAAGGGGCAAGAGACTTACTGCAAGCTCCGCCCCCACTGCCATAAATTCCTCCCGTACCTCTTCCCACGCCGCCTGTATCGCTAGTGCCGCCTCTACCTGCTCTTCCGATATAAGGTTTGCCTGCTCTTGAGCAAGCATCAACGCCTCGTATTCTTCTATGCAAAGTTCCAAAATCTCTATGATGTGAATCGCCTCTTCGCCAAAAAGTTCATACGCTAGGCGGTTTCTAAGGAGTATATCGTCCATCTCTCTAAGGGCAATAATAACCTCGTCATATACTTCGCCGAGACTTCTTGTCCGCCCCTCTGCATCTCTGCTGGCAACCCCGATATGATTTAGAATCCGCTCATACGCTATGCCCGTGCCTAGTGTAATGCGGTTGAGGCGGTTTCTAAGTCTATCCAAAGCCCTAGTGTAATTCTCGGCACTCCCCGTTACCTCTTCAAATACTCTTTTCTTAACTTGCAACTGTCTTATGCCCACACCAAAATCTTCCGCCGTTTCATTGAAGGCGACAGCGTTACGAGTAAAGGCAGTAACAGCTCCCGCCATAATTCCCACAAGTCCTAGCATAAGACGGCTGAATGTCCTTGCCACCCGCTGGGCTTGCTGCATACTACGGGCTACCCTGTCAAAACGCTGGGCGAGAACTTGCACCTGCATCCGCTTGGTGGCACGCATTTGTGCGTTGAATCTATCTAGCTCCCACTCGGCACTCTCTACTGCCTGCTCAATCTTTTTATACTCCGCCGCCGTGATGTTGCCCTGCTGTAGCTCCCTATTCGCCTCCGCCTTGCGCTGGCGTAATAATGCCACCTTTTGCGTTGCTTGCCCTATCTGCGTTGATAACGCCCGCATCTGCTGGGCGGCGACACGAGTATTGCTAGGGTCAAGCCGCAAAGTCCTATCCAGCTCTTTTGTCTTTTTAGAACTCTCTTTTATGCTAGTGGTCAACTGCTTGACCTTACTATCTATCTCGTCAAGGCTCCGCCCGACCTTAGTTGCCATATCTCGCTTTTACCTCCCGTTAAGTTTTTGGCGTATACAAAAAACGGTCTCTATAAAGAAACCGTTTTTGATATTTTATTATTTAGTTGTCGTTATTTCTTAACTTCTTCCCAAACATGACTGTCAGCACTGAATATGTCACGAACTGCACAATTCGGCAACTCATTTGGGTCTCTTGATAATCTTGCATAAACCTTTTCCTCTCGTTCAAAGGAAATATGCGGGTCTTCTTCTAATAAAACATACCATCCACTTCTAGGGTTATGTGCCATTAAAATATCGCCTTTTTTCTTTTTCCATAATTGAAACAAGGTATTGTATTTCTTCTTAATTTCTTTACTAAATTTTTTCTTAACAATCTCTCTGTTTTGACTGAATGAAATGCCAACAACTTTGCCATCACTTTTTTCCACATCAACTATTGAAACAAATTCCTCATAAGTCCTAATGCCCGACTTACCAAAACAAAGAGCCTCACGATATGTGTATTGCTCGTCTTTGATTTCTTTGCCCTCTATTCTATACTTGCAACACATACACTCTAAGTCATCAATACTGTCATTATATAATGGGCAAATATTATATGAGTGAAGAACTCCATGACCTGCACCACCAATAGGCTCACATATACTCAACAACTTTTCCCTGTCATCGCCAGTTAAAGACGAAAAATCAAAGGTCGGCTCTTGCGATACTGTTGCGGCAACTTCGCCCGCTCCGCTTCTACCATATATCCACTCGCCTAGCGACCCCGTGCCTGTTGGAACTTTATCACTCTCCGCCCACTCTTGCATTCGTGTTAAACTCTCCGCCGCCTCTTCTTTGCTTACAGTACGCATCCATTCATAATTTCTTTCAACCGACCCATCTCTTAATTTAGACGGGTCTTTCAAAAATTCCTCTACGCTTCCGCAAACAAGAATAATTTTCTTTAATGTTGTTGGGTTTTGTAATGCGTTTTCTAGTTTTGTTATCCATCGCAAATTTTCGGGGCGGTTATTTCTTCTGTTGGTATCTATATGGTCAACCACATACTGTGATGTGGGCGGCTCTCCCAAAAAGGCAAATGCTACAATTCTATGCACCCTCTCACTTGAAATTTCCATATATCCTGTGCGTTTGCAGGGATTACCAAAAGTCCACTTATTATCTGTGATTCTAGGTTTAACTTTATTCTTTGGATGTCGCAAAACTGCCCCGTTATCTCTAACGGAATATGTTTCGCCTTTATAGACACATTTTAATTCTCTTGTAAAATCATTTATCATAGGCACACCTCTTTATCTCTGCTTTACTAGCCAATCATTAAAAGCTAAAACTTGTTTCGCAAAATTACTTAAATAACCTAGCTCTGTTCTTAGAAACGCCTCGTTGTTGGCGTGTTTTTCAAAGTCCTTACGCTTAAAATACACATGAGCTAAATCGTTACGCCTTGTAAGTATTTTCTCTAATTCGTCTATAGCTGTAATATGAATCACTTTCTCCCTGCGGATGAGGTTGATAATCTGCCCTAGTGTCATAGACTCAAATGTATCCATCTCTAACCTGTTGAGCAAATTCCACTCAATATACTGCACTGTATTTATGATTTTACCAATTTCAATGTATATGGCTTCTAAGTATGTCATTATTACCCCCTAGCCGCCATGTCTTTTGCCACACGATATATAAATTTTGTCTTTGATATATCTTCAACATATTTTGCTGTAGCATAATGACTATTTGTGTTTACTTCCTGCGTCCAATATGTCGCACCATTATCAACTAACCAAACTATTGCCTCATAATACTTTGGCAAAGTTGCATCAAGATTTTCTAATGCCCAATCTTTGTTTTTGCCTGCAAACTCTGTTGCTTGGTGCATATAACCATATCCGCCTGCTCTCTTTTTAGCAGTCTCGGCATCATGGTTTTTCTTTGCCTCAATATAATTTGCCTGTGCGTGTGCATAAACATCTACATCATCGCTAAGAACGGCATCTTCAAAACAAATCATTCCACCGAAGTATTTTAATGCTACTTTGGATAATCCGTGTTTTAATAGTCCCTGCAAACTAAACTTTGAGACATCGTTTTCGTCAAAAACACCAAAAGAAACAAATGCCGTTTTGTCACCATTATATTTTGGCAAATAGTCATCGTTTAACTCTATCTTGTTTTCTGACAATAATCTTTTGCAGGTCTTTATCGCCTCGGCATTGCCAACTTTCTTTTGCTCTTGTGCAATGTATTGACTAATAAGTTCAGTGGCTTGTTTGTCACCATCGGTTACTGCATTGCCCTTAAGCAAAAAATCTAATGATATACTAAACAACTCCGATATAGTTGTTAGCACTCCAATGTCAGGTGTTCCGCCCTCTGTTTCCCATTTTGATACTGCCTTATCACTCACACCCAACTTGTCGCCTAGTTTTCCTTGAGTAAGTCCATTTGCTTTACGCAAAATTAGTATGCGTTCGCCTGTTGTCATATTTTGTGTACCTCCGTGTAGTATTTTCTACAACACGAATTATAGCAGATTATATGCGGCGATGTCAACAATTCTACTGTAAGTTAATGTGTTTTTGACTATACTCTATGTGGAGTGGAGTTTGCTTTTTATGCCTTTTTCGTTTTTTAAGGTACACTTTGAGTGGAATTGGCACTTTTTTAATCCATTTCCGCCATATTCTCAAATCTCTCGGCAATTCTTGAATCTATCCCTCGTAGCTTGCGAATCGCTTTACTTATGAATCTTGTCCCCTTGATTATGCTACTGCCAAAATTGAGGACATTAGCAATTTTCTGATACGGCGTTCCCTCTTTGTCTTCGCCCTCAAACTCTAGGCGATACCCGTACCAGTTGTAGCGGTTGGTTATTTCTACTTTGTTAAGGCTACGGACTAGGTTGCCATAGCGGCGGGGCGTGGTTTTGTGAAGCTCTGCCCGCAGTGCCTCCGCCTCTATGTCTACCTGCTGTTTTATTGCCTCTTTAGACTTGCCTGCCATATTACCGACACTCTCTAAATACTCCGCCAGCTCTTTGGTTACGCCATCATTCCAACTCATCCTTTTAGCCTCCCTGCTTTTAGCATTCCCTCTATGCCGAGTTTTGGGGCTTTGGTTTTGCTCCCCTTACCGCTTATCGCCTCGCTGTCTATTTTGGCGGCGTATTCTATTAGGTCGCACAATACATTTAAGCCCATATCGGCTATACTTACATTCAGTCCCGTCTTTACGCTGGCGTATAACAGCTGGGTGGTAAAGTCTGCATCGGCGTTTTTGGTTAGGGGTGTGCCGCCCACCCCTAACGCTGTTTTTGTTTTACGAAAAGACTAAGGAACTCTATTACCTCTTGCACGACATCCCTGTCTACGATAAAGTGCGGCGGGATGCTCATAATAAGTTCGCCTACATCGGGCTTGGTTGGATATTGAGCTGTTGCCATAAGTGCGGCTATAAATTGCAGGATAAACTCGCTGTCAAACTGATAATCGTCCATGCTCTCTAATAACGACAACGCCTCGTCATCCTTTAGTTTTTCTACATCGCCTATGCTCAAAATTTTATCCAGCATCTCGGGGTTGGTGTTTTTCTTTGCAAAGGCTACTATGTCATTTAATAAATCTTTGCCAAAATAACTTTTGTATAGGACGAATGTTAGGGCATTGCCCACGAGTTTTATCTCGTCTTCGCCGTCCTTAAGTGTTTTTACTAATCCGTATTTAGTCATTGTTTTACTCCCTTTACGCTGGCGGGACAGTCATGTTAGGAATATAAATCATATCCTGCACCCTTGCCCAAATACTAGCGTTTGTTATTGAATTAAGAATGGTGTATGTTACCCTGTCGCCTAAAGCTGCCCCTGCTGTCGGTGCGTAAGGATAGACTTTTACATTAAGGGTTAAGTCTCTTATGGTCTGCCCGTCAAAAGAAACGGAGTTAAGAGCAGGAAGCTGAAAGACGGCACGATACAGTGTAAACATCGCCTCGCTGCCATCGCCTAGCGTTGTGTAAAAACCGAATGCCACTTCTTTGCCTTTGGCTCGGCTGTTTATTACAACTGCGCCGTTAGAGTCTATTGATACATCAAAAAACTTGCTATATACATTAAACGGCAGGACGGCAAATTTGACACTGCCCTCGCCCTCTAAGGGAGAGTTAAGGCGGACAAATGCTGGCTCGTCATCGGCGCTTATGTCGGTGGTCTCGGAGCTAAATTCTAGCTCCACCTCCATAAGCCCTTCATGGTATTCCTTTGTGCCAAAAGTGCCATTAGGGTTAAGGCTTGCGGCAAAGAATTTTTTGTTGCCTATCTCATATAGGCTGCTGGTGTCTGTTGTTGTACTCATTTAATAATAGTTCCTCCATAAAGTTTATATAGTGTAAGCGGGTAGTGAAATAGTTTGGTGTCGTTTTCAAACTGCTCATCCGCAAACTCTACCTCAAATCCCGCCTCGTCAAAGGCGGTCTCTAAGCGGTCTAGCATTTTGTGGTTTGCCTCGCTTTCAAAAGAGCGTTTGCTGAACACATCAATCGCTATTGTTACCTCTCGCAAAAATGTCTTATCGTCCGCCCGCTCCGCCGCCGTACTGCTTGGAATATGCCATGTGACATAAATATCCTTTTGCCTAGCAACAGGGTCTTTTACAACGCCCCGCCAAAAGCAAGGGCGGGTCTCATTTTGTAACTGGCTTGCTTGTAAGGATATGCCGTCTAGTAATCCTGCCGCTCTTAGTGCTAGTTTTACCTCTGCCCGTGCCTTTGCTCTTGCATCAATATTCCTCATATTCCACCTCATCAAATGCGGGCGGCGAGACTTCCTCCGCTCGTAGCTCTAGGTCGGTTTTGTTGTATTCGTAAGGGTCAACCGACACCACTTTATAAGTCCTGCCGCCAAACTCTAGGTATAGGTCGGTGGTTATTTTTGGGCTGTAGGCTATAACAAATTGTGCCGTTTCATTGCTCTGCACCTGCCTTGCCCGCATCACTTCCCCCTGCGACAAGTGGCGGACATACGCCCACACACCCCCGCTGTCTTCACAGTGCAAGTAAGTCTTGAACACCTTTTCAAAACCCCACACACTGCGAACAGCGGTCTTATACGCCTTTACCTTTTTGTCTTTTTGCAAACGAGGTCTTTGTTTCATCTAAAAAGCCTCCCGTCTTAAACTTGAGAGCATATTGCGGAGCATCTGCTCTAGCACCCTCATGTCCGCCTGCTCCCTGCCCGTAAACATATAGGCAACGGCAAACATAACCGCCTGCTTGACTGTCGCTGGGACGGGATTGATTTTTGCAATGCTATAACGCAAAATGCTCTCCACCATCTCCCGCCCCGCCTCAAGCTGGGAAAGTAAGAAGGGGTCGCTATGACCCCCGTCTACTCCCAAATAATCTTTGATTTCCTGTAATGTCGGCATTACGCCACCTCCCAAAATATCGTCAGCGGCGACCCGCCGCCCCCTTATGAGTTGTACCTCTCGTTAGTAAGAATCACAAAAACTGTGCCTAGCGTTGTTGCATCGCCTGCTGTAGGGATAGTCAAATAAACGCTGTCTAGCTCGTGGTGGCATAATTCCCTTGCGGCAAAGACTATTTTGTTTTCGGCGTTGTCGCCTATTTTTATCTCTGCCGTCCTTAGCAGGATTGGGTCGCCCTCGCCCTTTACGCCATACACGCTGGCGGTTAAGGTTTGCACTGCACCCTCGCCCGTTGCCACAACAAAATGTGCCGCCTGCCCGCTGTCTAACTTGACAGGGGCAGTCTCAATCTCGGCGTTGAATATCGCCGCAGGGTTTTCTAACACCCTAATATCTAAATTTCGTATAACTGCCATTAGCCGTTACCTCCCGTTCTTTTTGCTAAGGATATGAATGGACTTATAGTCGCCTCGCCGTTTGCTGGCTTTAGTGGCTTATTCCAAATCGGCTGTCCGTCCACCCTATAAATAAACCTAAACACTGCCTCATCGTACAGGAAGCGGACATGGATAGAACTTGCCGTGTTAATCCCGCCTTTGTCAATTAGCAGATATTGAGACAAGTCAGCGAGGATAATGTCGCCCACTTCGCCCATCTCGCTGCACTGCTCAATAGGGATAACGGGTCTGCCTAAAAGCGTTGAGTAAGGTGCGTTTGCCATACTGCCCGCAGGAATATAAACAGGTTTGTCGCCGACAACCAGCGTATAAAGATACGGCTCTATCTCGGGGTTAATAAACCACACGGCATTTGAGCGAGAACGAGACCACATCCTTGACCACATTTTAACTATATTCTCTACAGTAATTTTAGTCGTCTGCCCTTTTTCCTTATCCACTTTAACAAGCGAATCGCTATTAAGAATGCCCAGCGGTTGCCCTGCTCCCGTGCCTCTTAAAATAACATCGTCCATCTTAAATCCAAACTCTTGAGCAAATCCCTCTTTGACAACACTCTCTAAAGCAGAGGCATCTTGCAACAATTCATCCGTCACATAACAAAGCCCCGTTAGCTTTTTGAGCGATAATTCCATTTGTCTAAACTTAGGCTTAGAGGCGGTCATCTTGTCTGCCTCATTTTCCCAGTAAGTCTGCAAGCCGCCAAACCTCGCCCCGTTTGCCCTGCTGGTCTCGTCTATGGCGTTAATGCGAATAGAGTTTGCGTTTGTGGTAAGAGGGATTTTCTTGCACCTGCTGGCAAGAATGCCTGTTTCATAAGCCCGCTTTAGCAATTCCTTTACAAACTGCGTTTCAACTAAAAAACCACCATCGCTAGGATTGGTAGTGTTTAGTCCGCTTGCACTGCGGGTGGTAAGTCTTGGGTCTATTTTCGCGGCGGGCTGGCTGGCACGATACACTGCCATCATCTGCTCCCCTAAATTCCTAAAAGATTTTTCTTCCTTTTTGGCGGGGTCGCCTTTGGGAGCTTCGTCTTCCTCATCCTTGTCTCCGCCATCTTCGGAGTTTTCCTCATCCGCTGGCGTATCGGTAGTGTCAATGTCTTTGATACAATCAAGGAGCTTTTTGTACTTATCCATCTCTGCCTTGATTTTATCTAAGCAAGCAATGTCTTCGTCCGTCAGCTCTCGCTGCTCGGACTTGTCGAGGATTTTTTGCCCTCGCATCTTGGCATCCTTTAATCGTGCCAACAGTTCTTTTCTTTTCAATTTAATTGTCCTCCATTATTGCCTTTTTTAGGCTGTCTATTTTTTGTTGTCTTTGTGCCTGTGCTAGGACGGCTTTTTGTGCCTCTTGCTCGGCTTGTTTTGCTTCTTGGGCGAGTTGGTTTTTGCGGGTATCATAAACGCTCCGCACATCACACTCGGTGGCTGGATATGCTGGGAATGTAACGGGCGACACATCGTAGAGCTTTACTTTTATAAGCTCTCTCACATCCGCTCCCTCTGCCGAGTACCACTTATCCAAAATAACGGTAAAGCCGAAGCTCATACTATCCACATCGCCCCGCTTGATACTCTGCATAAGGTCTTTTGCCCATTGTGCCTTTGGCGGCTTAATTTTCACATATAGCCCCCGCTCGTCTTCTATAAGCTCCAGCGTTCCTGCTTTGTTACGCCCCAACACATAATTCGGGTCATGGTTGTATAAAGCACGAATATCGTCATTTGCGATACTCTCGGCAAATGCCCCTTTACAAACCTTTTCTCTGAAAGGTAGTTCCCCGCCCAGCGTTTCACTCCAGCTGTCAAAAACGCTGGCATAACCCTCTATATGTGTGTCTTTGCCCTCCGCCTCGGCTACCCTTAATTCCTTGAGGGTCAAAGCCCGCCTCTCTAGCGGTTGCCCTCTGATTTGATTACTCAATATCGTTATCCTCCATATTTTTGCTGGCATAGGTTTCAGTAACCATATTGCCGTTGACTAAAAACTCATCGCCCCCGTTTGGTATGCGGTTCATATCCTCTAACGCCCGTATCTCATTTGCACTCATCCAGCCGTTTTGGCGGGCGGTGGCATAGCCTTGCATTCGGCTTGTAAAGTCGCCTCTTAGTAGTCCATCCACTTTATGCTTAGGGCTATAAATAGTCCGCTCGGTGTCGGATAGTAAACTCCGCCTTATCGCCTGCTCTATACGCACCAGCCACGGACGAATGGTATGCACCACAAAATCTATGCTCTGATGTTCTATGTTTGAAAAGGTAGAACGGCTTAGGTCGCCTATCATGTGGGGCGGAACACGGAAAATTCTGCATATCTCGGTTAGTTGAAATTGCCTCGTCTCTAAAAATTGACTGTCATCGGGCGACATCCCAACGGACTTATATTGTAGCCCCTCTTCCAAGACTGCTATTTTGTGGCTGTTTGCCGTCCCTTGATAAACCTTATTCCAACTATCCCGCAGTCTCTCTGGGTCTTTGAGCGTACCGGGGTGTTCTAGTATTCCGCTGGGTCTCGCCCCATTGCCAAACCACCTAGCACCAAATTCCTCCGTTGCTAAACTTAGCCCCATTGCCTCTCGGGCGTATGTTATGGGACTTACTCCCACAACGCCGTCAAAGCTAAATGCGGGAATGTGGAGTATTTGTCTCGGGCGGTATTCCACAGTTTGCGTATCGTCTTCTTTTGTATAACGATAACGCAAGGCTCGGCTGGTGGGGTCTCGGGTGACTTCCATATTTTTAGCAAGGAGCGGATATAATTCCACAATCTCGCCTCTGCGGTTTCGCCTTATGAGTGCATAAGCATTACCCCATAACAAAAGGTTGGTCATCATAAGCTCCCTAAATGTAAAAGCCGACATCTCATTGTTTGGGCTGTCGGCTAGTAAGAAATATAACGGGTGATGCTTTGCTTTTACCTTATCCCCGTTTTCTTCCTCTTTTAATAGCTTTAAGGGCAGGCTTGCCACTGTCTCGGATATTACTTTTACGCAAGCATAAACGGCGCTTATCTTTAGGGCGGTGTCTTCGTCCACAGGCACTCCGCTGTTGCTAAGTCCCGCATCCACTATGTCCGCCCCTCTTATAAAGTCTTCAAGTTTATTTGACCTACCCTCGTATTGTGGCGAGGCTCTTGTCCTTTTGAAAAAATTTAGTAGTCCCATAATTATTTTTCTCTCTTTTAATTTTTTATATAAAAATGCTTGCCTTGCAACAGTCTTTATGTTATATTGATAAGGTGTTGCAGGCAATTTACTTCTTAATTGCTACTGGCACAATTATTAGTACCATCAAAGGTTGGATTTGGTTAATTAGCAAAATAAATTTGCTGATTGAAAAATTGGCTTCTTGGCGGCAAAAAAAAGCCACTAATCGCACTAAACAAAGGTCTAAAGGGATTTGGTTAATCAGCAAAATTAAATCTCTCACTAAAAAAAGACCACGGCGTAAAACCAACACCAATCGCAAGAGTACAAATCGTGCCAGAAAAAAGAAAGATTAAAGCTAATCTTAAAAGAGCTTACTCTTAACTGGAGGTAATGGTGGAAGAGGCGGAAATGGAGGACATGGAGGTAATGGTGGAATCGCTGGGATAAATAACGGCACAATCATAAAGTATTATAACTGTGAGTCATTAGGTGACTCTTTTTTTATATAATCAATATCCCCCTGTGGTTGTAAACTGAATCGGTATCTTTGGCTGTCAACGCTCGGTTTAGTGCCATAATGAGAGCAATCGCCCCGTCTATCTTTTCGGTAGACTTTTCTTTATCGGGCTTGATGTTGCCCGCTGGGTCAGTCCGCACAAAAACATTGTCCATATTCCACCTTAGCGTTTCATGCCCGCCGTGAGCTATCTTGCCCTCAAGCGTGAGCCTCATAAGTTCCTTTGTGGGCGGCGACATATCTTTGTAGCCCTGCCCAAACGCCACGACAGTAAAGCCCGCATCCTCTAAATTTTGGACTAGGTGCGTTGCTCCCCACCTATCAAAGACAATTTCTTTTATGTTGTAGTCCTTGCCTAAATCCTCAATGAATTTTTGAATCGCCCCGTAATGGACGACATTGCCGCTGGTTGTTATAATAAGCCCCTTGCGTTCCCAAATGTCATAAGGCACATGGTCTCGGCGGACACGCAAGTTAAGCGTTTCCTCTGGCAACCAAAAAAACGGCAAGACCTCAAACTTGCCGCCCTCCGTCTCGGGCGGAAATACAAGAACAAATGAGGTTAGGTCGGTGGTAGACGATAAATCCAGCCCCGCATAACACGCCCGTCCTTTTAGGCTCTCGGCACAAACCTTAAAGCTGCAAGCATCCCACTTATCCATCGGCATCCAGCGTATAGACTGCTTTACCCATTGATTAAGGCGGAGCTGTCTAAATAAATTCTCTTCCGCTGGGTTTTCCTTTGCAGAATTAAACGCCGTGCGGAGTTTATCTACCTCTACTGTTATTCCTAAGCTAGGATTTGCTTTTGCCCATGTTTTCTCACAAGTCCAGTCGTCATTATCCTCCGCTCCGTAAATCACGGGATAAAAACTCTGGTCATTCTTCCTGCCGTCTATAATGTCCTTTGCCTTGCTATGCACTTCCCAGCATATTGAATTGCGGTCAGTGCCTGCTGTGGTTATAAGAAAATATAACGGCTGTTTTCTTGCATCCCCGCTCCCATGTAACATTACATCATATAACGCTCTATTGGGCTGGGCGTGAAGTTCGTCAAAAATTACGCCGTGTACATTCAGTCCATGCTTGCTGTAGCTCTCTGCACTAAGCACTTGATAAAATGAATTAAGCGGTTTATACACAATCCTCTTTTGGCTGGGTATTACCTTGCAACGCTTTTTTAACGCTGGGCATTGGTCTATCATACCAACAGCAACATCAAATACGATTGAAGCCTGCGCCCTGTCGGCGGCACAGCCATACACCTCCGCCCCATGCTCCCCGTCCCCGCAGGTAAGGTATAACGCCACTGCCGCCGCCAGCTCGGACTTGCCCTGCTTTTTTGGTATCTCTACATACGCAGTTGTATACTGTCTATATCCGCTGGGCTTTAATGTCCCAAACAGCTCCCGCACGATTTTGTCCTGCCATTCTAGCAATTCAAACGGCTTGCCGTGCCACACGCCCTTTGTATGCCTTAATTGATTGATAAAAGCGACAGCCCTATCAGCCATCGCTTTTTGCTTGTCTATATTCAAACTGTCGCCTCCCTTTTAGTTTTTTTGTAGTTCCGCCCCACACTTTTCGCATTTGTCTGGCGGGTTATGCGGGCAATAATAAAACTCGCATTTTTCGCACTCTTCCCACTCGCCCGCATCAAACATCTCTTCTATCAATGCCTCGGGGCTTTGCCAATCAACGGCATAAAAAATATACTCCGCCATTTTGACATTGCCGTTACATAAGTCCAAAAAATCTTGCCCAGTGTAGAGCGAATCGTGAAGCTCGGGGATATAACAAACTTTTCTCTTGCGTTTATAAAATGCCCGCTCGTCTTTATACACATAGCCCTGTTGCGTACCCTCCCGCTCTATCACTGCCTCTCTGCCCCTGCGGGCAGGCTTATATCTGCCTAGTTTATAATACTTTTTCCTCACTTGCCCTCCCGCTGTAAAATCTCTAGCACCCGCCTTGCGGCGTATCTGCCGTTGTTGTTAAGCTGTCTTTGCCACGCTCCAGCTTTTGGCGACCATACAAACCCGTTGCTTTTGAGAATTTTGCGAGTGTCCTCATCGGGCTTGTAGCCGAATAATAGGCGTATTCTCATATCCGCCTCATCCTCTACAACCTCGCAAATGTCGCCCGTATCGTATTTCACTCCGCCTGCCGCCGCTATCTCTTTATTCTTTTTGATTTGCTCTATACGGCTCTTTATGCTGGCTATGTTTTGGTTGCTGTTGCTAAGAGAATACGAAGCCCACGGCTGTGATGCTGGGTTTGCCCATGTCCTTGCCGCAAGCTCCGCATCCGTCTTTTTAGCAAACTCTTCCGTCCAGTCGGCATAACCCACCATTGTGCCGTGTTTTCGCCAGTGGGCGTTTTGGGCTTTCATTTCTTCGTGGGCATCCTCTAACCGCTCCAGCTTTGCCTCTAACAATTCTATTGCATTCGGGTCGCTGCTCTTTATGGCGTTGCTGTATGCAATGTTGCGGATTCTAACAAGTAAGCCTTGGATGTATTCGTACTCGTCCCATAATTTGCCCTCACGGGCGATTTGCTTTTCTTTTTTCCTTACGGGGAAATTGCCCGCTCCGCTAATCATAACGGACGGGCAACTTGCACTGTTACTGCTCTTGGCGTTTAACCATTGTGCTATTTTTCTAGCATACTTTGTCGCTAAGTACCAAACCGTCTCGGCATTGTCGGGCGTTAGTCCGCCCTTGATTTTCTCTTCGGCTAGGTCATACGCCTCGTCCGCCATCGCCTTATATTCTGCTGTTGCCGACCCTGCTTTGTAGTCGTTAAAACTATTAGCTCTTTTAGCAAGACGGGCGGTGTCTTCATTTATGGCGTGATAAACACGCTCAAATGTTTTTGCCTCACTCATTAAGCTGCCTCCCCCTTATACAAACTTTTGATTAGCAGTCTTTCCATGCCTATCATGCTTTGACTCTCTACTAGGCTGTGCCTTACGCTCATTAAAGCGATTCTAAGCGGAACTACATGGCTGTCGTTGCATTTATCGCAACATCTGCCGTCATTGATTGGCTGGGCGTTGTTGCCGTAGCCTGTGATTGTCTCTTTGCAAATTGTGCATTTCATATTTTTGTCTCCTTTGCCTGCCCGCTTGGGTCAAGCGTAGACACATCATGCCGCAGACACTTTTTTATGTCGAGGAGAAAACCCTTGATAAACCATAAAAAATAAAGTTTTTTTATCCGCTCTCTCGCTGTCTCTTACTAAGAGCTTTACCTGTTTTTATCCTGTCGCCGTGCATTTTTTTGAGTTCAGCTTTTACCAATTCCTCTATCTCATTTGCAGACAGTTCCTCATGGTGGCTAAACTCAATCGTGTAATATTCCTTGCCTCTCGCCTCACAACTCCCGCACTCCCACGGATAATGCACTCCGCCGTCATCCGTTTGCACGGAGCTGTAATCTAAAGCTGCCGCCTCGCAGGCTGGGCATACGCCTTTTTCATCCATTAGTCAAAACCTCCCGTATCGTCTAGTTGTTTTTCTACTATCCAAACCTCACAATGGTCATCGTTATAACGCCCTTGAGCGTAGAAACTGAAGCTGTCTTTACTCTCAAGCATTACATAATCTTTTTCGGTCTCTTCGTCAAAGCCCACATCGCCATCCTCAATATACTGATTAAAGCAATCCTCTTTATATGACCCGACAATATTTTTAAGATGCTTGCAGGCTTTTGCTCTTGTACTAAAAACAGCACACTCATTTATAGGTTGCGTTCCGCTCTCGTCAATGGAGCGGATAATTGTTATATATATTTTTTTCATTTTGCATTGTCCTCTCTTTAATATTCGTTAGCAAATAACACTGTTGTAATTGCTCGGTTTACTTCGGTAATAATTAAAATATCGCCCTCACTGGTACGATACTTAGCAACAATTCTTGAGCCATCCTTTAAGGCAAGGTCATTTAATTTCTTATCGCTCTCGCAGGTGTCGCCCCAATCGTTTTTAAGGTATTTGTCTATAGAGGCAGTTACCTCTTTTGCAAATGTATCAATCTTTGCCTCGGCTTTTCCTGCCACTGCGGAAGTAAAAAATAGCTTCTTTTTCATTTTACTTTGTCCCCTCATAACTCCGTAATAAGCGAGTGACCAAATGTCTCTCGGCACTCTTGGCATAGTAAATCCTTGAATGTCCCCTCTGCGATATTGCCGCAGTAAGGGCAAGGGTGCTTGCCTCTCGGTACTTTGGTGCAGGTCGCCCAATTTGCATCAGGCTCATTTTCCTGCATCATTTTTAGCACCTCGGCATCCGTTTTGTCACCCGTGTAGCTAACAACGCCTATTTGCGTTTCGTTTGTTAAAATATACTTTGCCATACTATTTACCCTCCCTGTAAGGCTTGGAATCGGTAAGACAATTTTTTATAAGCTCTACCGCAGACCAATATCCTTGAGCCTGCTTGGCTGCCGTGCCGTCATCGCCTGTAAACAATGCCTTTAGTTGCTTAATCGTTACCGCCTGCTGTTCCTCTGATATAATTTCTTCCAGCAGTTGAAACCCTGCCAAAATCCTATCTTTAATTCTTGAGGTCTCGGTGCGGTAACTCTCCGCCTCAATCTCGCAGGCTCTACCAAAAAAGCCTTTTTCGTAATTCGGCAGGGTCTTAAAAATATTGACGGGATAAGTAAATTTTTGCTCTTTGATTGTAACTGCGATAATGCTTATAATTCGCACCAAATCTGCCGCTTTGTCATGTAACTCGGTATTGATAATACAAACTTGGTCTCCGTAGTAACCCGTAAAGGTAAAATTGCCCTCGTCTACAACATGATTCATATCCAGCGTTTCGGCTATGTCATCTATATTGTTTTGGACTATAGTGCCTTTGAACTCTTTTAATATTGATTTTGCCATTTTTAATTGTTCTCCTTTTCTTTGCCTATCGGGCAAGCAGACACATCATGCCGCACCCTGTTTTTTATGTCGAGGAGAAAAGCGGGGATAAACCATAGTATTTTAATTTTTTTATCGCCTCTAAAAAAGATTAAAATCATACTTTTCTATCTCGCCGCTCTTTACGGGCTTACCTTTTAGAAATACCAAAATACTCTGCTTCATATTTGTAAGGTGGCGGGTATCAGACATATCCTCTAGGTAGTCTTTAAGCTCCGCCTTGCCGCCTTTGCTCTTAAAAAATATAAGTGCCTTTTGGTGGGTGTTGCCCACTTTTCTCGCTGCCTCAAATTGCCTGCGTATTCTAATCGGCAGACTGCCCAGCATTGTGATAAGCACAATCTCGTTATAATACTGCGCTCCCGCCCGCTTACATATCTCTACTGTGTCGCCGATAAAGTTTCGATAATTTCCGTCTTTGTCTCTAACCTCGCCGACCACAACGGCAATAAATCCGTTGTCTTTTACTTTGGCTATTGCTTTTTGGAATATGGTTTCATACGCTGTCAAAAAATCCTCATAAGTCATATTGCTTATATCCTGTGGGTCATCGCTGTATTGCTCAAGGTCAAAATACGGCGGGCAAGTTAGGAGCATATCAAAATCCTTTTCCTTAATATGCTTATCTATCTCGGTGCTGTCACCCTGCTGCCAGCTCGGCTTTTTGAGCGGGTCGCCGTATACATCCACATTGTGCGACACTGCCTCATAGTTTGCAATATTCGCCTCTACCTGCTCTCCGCTAAGGTCAACGCCATTATAACTTCTACCCGTAAAAGCCGTGATTAGCCCTCTTACACTGCCTCCAGCAAAAGGGTCTAACACTCTGCCGCCTTTAGGACAAAACCAATGCAGTAATATTTCCGTCAAAACGGGGTCAAAAATACTCGTCCCCGTTAGGCTTTTAGAGTTCATTTTAATTGCTAAATCCAAAAGCCCTTGCCCCAGCAAACCCTCGTCTCTGCCCAGCCCGCTCTGAATAATCTCATTCCATTTCTTCTTGCGTTTTTGCCACTCACCCTGCCTTGCATCCAAAATACTAAAGGGCGGAACGATAAACTTTTCTCTTAAAGATGGATGTGCCGTATACTGCTCTGATACGCTCTCGGCAGGAGTAAAGTCAAACGGGGTTAAGTCAAACTTTATTCCCTCTAACTCCGCCGCCAGCATTTCCATATCCCACTCACTCCACTCGGCACTCTTGTTTTCTACAAGTCTAAATGCCTTTACCTGCTCGGGGGTTAGGTCTTCGGCTATAACGCACGGCACTGAATCAAGCCCTAGCTTTGTGGCGGCTTTAACTCTTGTATGCCCTGCCACTATCTCAAAGTTTTTATCAATAATAACGGGAACTTTGAATCCAAACTCTCTAATACTCTCGGCGAGTTTATCCACCGCTCCGTCATTTTTGCGGGGATTATTTTTATAGGGCTTTAATTTGCCCAGCTCTATATTTTGAATATTTATCATTTTTCTCCTATGGCAAAATGAAAAAACTGCCTGCGTCCAGACAGTCTTTTGCTCTTTTTTTGATATAATAAAGGTTTAGACTAATGTTTTATCTCTAACGCATAACGCTTGCCGTCCTGCATCACGATTATAAAAGCTGCCTCTTTATCTCTTGTATATTCCACTTTGTCTACTTCGTCAATCTCGCATGAGACCAACTCACCTATTTTGGTGGTAAGTATTTCAATTTCGGACATTTGTGTGTACCTCCTTATAAAATTTATTGTTTGTGACCACAATTATATTATATGTCAACTCAACTCCCTATGTCTAGTATTTAAGGTGTTGAGTTGACATATTGCCTTGTCGATTTATAAGAAGTTTTGTCGTATGAGGTTAGTGTCAACGCAACTCCCGATTGCAGACTTTTAGGGAGTGGATTTGACATAATAGTATTATCCATCGGAGGTGCGCTTATGGCTACTTTTTCGGAGCGGATTTCTGATTTGATGAATGAAAAAGAAATCGGGTCTCCCCAACTCGCCGCTACTGTCGGCGTTGATGCAACAACGGTAAATAATTGGAAACGGGGCAAGTTTCAACTGTTTTTAAGCAATGCTATAAAACTTGCTGATTTTTTTAAATGTTCGTTTGAATACCTTGTCGGGCGTTGTGATAATGAAACCGAATATGCGGCAAATCCTTGTCCGCCATTTTATCCCCGCTTTCTTGCCGTAATGGAAGAATGCGGTTATACCACATATCGCTTAAGAAAAGAAAGCCCAATAAAAGGGGCGCATCTTAATAAGTGGAAAAAAGGCACTGACCCGCTTATGGCAACCTTGATTATTGCCGCCGACTTTTTCGGCGTTACCCTTGATTATCTTGTAGGGCGTGACCGTTAAGGCTCCGCCCTTTTTTCATAAGGAATACCCACATACTCCATCACTTGTCTAAGCCCCAATCCCCCATCCTCAAAGTCCCGCAAACAATACTCATATTGCTTGGGGTGTGTAACTGCCATTTTTTGAATCCTGTTAGGCTCTTTTTCTAGGTGGCATCCGAACAAACAAAACATACAACCCGTCCGCTCTACGCCTGTGGTCTCTAGTCCCTTTTTGCCGTCCACAACTTCGCCGTATACTTTTGCTATCGGCAAATTGTGATGCCTAATATATTGCAAAATCTCATCCTCTAACCAAAAACTAAGCGGCGCACTTCTCGCCCGCTTGCCCGTTGTAAAGGAATTGCACCCCGCCTTAAGCCAGCCCTGTGTCCGCACTCGGCTCTCTGCGGCAAGCGTACCGACATACGGCTTTAGCCCTGTCTCTCTAGCAAACTTATGGAGCGGAGCTTCTTTCATGTGGTAGCAACAAATATTGCTGATTTTGAAAGGGGCTTCTTTTAGAAATTGCCACTTTTTATAAAGCCCTTTGCGAAAATCGTTAGCATCCTCACTTAACCGCTCCGCTGCCCATTCTTTGCCTCGGCGGTATGCACAAATAACTCCCGCCACATCTTTACTAACAACAGGTACGCCGTGGTCAGCGATTACCTGTCTAAAGTTTTTCTTGGGTCGCAGTATAATCACATTATCAAAAGTTTTTACATGGTCTACTATCTCGGGGTACTCTAGTCCCGTATTCACAAACACTGCTGGGACATCGGGAAATTGAGAGCGGACTAAATGTAGTAAGACGGTGCTGTCCTTGCCTCCGCTAAAGCTGATATATACTTTGCCGTCATGGCGGGTGTACCACTCAATTATTTTTGCAACGCTTTTTTGTATCTTCATGCCAAAAGGCATTCTTTGCAGGATTTTCAAATCCTCTCTTGTAAACATATTGTCTCGCCTCCCTTTGGCAAAACAAAAAGACGGCTGGGTGTCGCCGTCCTTTTGTGTCGCTAATTATTTTGTAATTAGTCTAATTACTCTAATTACAACTAATTATTTTTTACGCCTCATATATTGTGTTCCGCCCGTAGGTTATACGGACAATACTTTTGGGGCAAAAGTCATTACAGCCTCTGCCCATCGCCTCTTCTAGTTGGTCTCTGCCGTCCCTGTCCGCTCCGTAACTAGAAAACTTGTTTTCACAATCCCATGTTAAGCGGGCGGCATCGTATTTGAATGTCAGCTCTTTTTCGCCTACCATCATTGTAATTGTTACCTGCTTGGCACTCACTGTGCTTATGCCTTTTCTGATTTTTAAGATAGTGTGTATATTGTTTTCGGGCGTTGCTAGGATTTTAGCATACTCCGCCAGCAACGCATCGCCTCTTAAAAAGTCGGACAATATATTCTCTTGGTTGTTTTCTACATACATCGCCGCCACCATAGTTACATACAACATCGGGTCTAGGATATAATCCAGCAAAGTTTCCTCACTCCACGCATCCGCCCTAAACTGATTTTTATACCTATAAGCCTCTGCCGTCTCGCCGTCAAGTTTTAGATATAATTCCCTCGCATCTTTATACGCTTGGTATTGAATATAATACTCTAAGTTTTTTAAGCGTTGGCTGTCGTTAATTTCTTTGACTTTAAGATTTTTGCGGTCGTTGTTTATGGTCTCTTCTATGAGCCGTTGCACTAAGCCCTGCATCTGCTCTCTTAATGTTTCGGCTCTAAGCTCCATATACTTGTCGTCAAACTCGCTAAGTCTATGTTGCAGGTCATAAAGTTTTTTATCCTTTTTGCAATAAATCCCTGTGTATTCAAACTTGTTGCTCCGCTGGACTTTATTGCGATTATAATTCCACTGGCAGAAAAGATAATCAAAGTTTTGGTCAACGGGTATACGGACTACTACTCTATGTTCTTTGTCAATTTTGAGCGGGGCGGGGTCGCCGCTCTCTAGCCACTCTAATAATGCGTTTTGCATATTTTTTACCATCCTTTGCCCTAAGGCAGACATATCATGCCGCACTTGACTTTATAGGTCGAGGAGAACAACGGGAGTTTTTGGAAGTTTTTTCAACTACTTTTACACCCGCCGCTCCCTCTGCTTCATCATCTTTTTTTATATGCTCCCACGAAAACTCGTCTCTTCCAAAATGCCCATAACAAGCGGTATCTTTGTATATGGGATGGAGTAAATTTAATTCCTTTATAATGTTTGCGGGCGTGAAATCAAAATTTTTAACGACATAATCGTACACCTCTTTTAGCGTTCCTGCCTCCGTGCCAAAGCAATCAATCTCAATAGTCAACGGCTCGGATAATCCTATCCCATAACTCACGCCTATTTCGCAACGCTCCGCCAACCCCGCCGCAACAACATTCTTTGCCGAATATCTCGCATAGTATGCTCCGCTTCTATCCATCTTGGTTGCACTCTTGCTTGAGAACGCTCCGCCGCCGTGCCTTGCTAACCCGCCGTAGGCATCCACTTGGGTTTTACGGCCAACGCACCCGCTGTCGCTAAAGCTGCCCCAAACTGTAAACTTGCCGCTTGGGTTGATTATAAGCTGGGTGCTGTCGGTTAGTAAATGTGCATACTCACATAATACAGGCGTGATAACTTGCTCTGATATAAAGTTCCTAATCTCTCCATTCTCTAGGCTCTCTGCATGGCTGGCAGACACAAGTATCGCCGCTATGCCGACAGGCTTGTTGCCGTCATACTCTATTGATACTTGGCTTTTGGCATCGGCAAAAAAGTCATCACGCCCTTTTCGCCATGCCTCGTATCGCCTCATAAGTTTGTGTGCAATAACAAGTGGCAGGGGCAAATATTCGGGGGTCTCGTTTGTGGCATACCCATAAACAATGCCTTGGTCGCCCGCTCTTAGTTCGTCTTTTATGACGGCAGCGTTAATGTCGGGGCTTTGCTCACTAATTTGTTGTAATATGCGAAACGGCTTTTTATAACCCAACCCACTTAAAATCTCCGTTGCAATGCCGATATAATCTACCTTTGCTTTGGTAGTTGCCTCGCCATAAATCATCAGCAGGTCATCCTTAATCGCACACTCCACTGCCATTTGAGCCTGTGGGTCTTTGGTTAGTGCCGCATCCAAAAAGGCATCGGCAATAACATCACAAGTTTTGTCGGGGTGTCCTATGTTGACACTCTCCGCTGCTTTAATTGTTTTCAATATTGTAATCCTCACTAAATAAATTTTTGAATATCGCCTCTAATACGGGGACGACAATTCCGTTGCCTGCTTGGCGGTATAATTGTGCGTTTGACATAACTGCTTTGACTTTTGTAATCTCGGCATCCGCCCAGCCCATCAATCGCCAGCACTCGGTGGGGGTTAGTTTTCTAATTGTGCAATTTTCTAAAAGTAAATTGTCCTTTGATACGCTGGTCAATGTGTTGGTGCAATCGTCCGCCCGCTCTTCCAGCGTTTGGATATATTCCTCACTGCCATATTGCCTGCCTCTAAGTGCAACAACCTTTAGCCCCTCCCGTCCCGCTCTAATTGTCGGGGCGGTTTTATCATAAGTCCTTATGCGGTTTGGATAAAAATCCTCTAGGATAATCTTCTTTTCTTGGTTGCCGCCCGCACAAGAAGTAATGGTCGGGGCGAGACCATCGGGGCTGTAAATTCTTTGGTGCATTTCCGTAACCTTTGCCCATTTGCCCTCGTCAATAGTTCCGACAACAACGCATCTAGGCTCTACGGCATTGTGGGCGGCGAGTGTCCTGCAAATCTCATTTTGTGTTTGAATCAGCACCTTGCGGCATCCGTGAGAGCTTGCCAAAATGCTTTTGATAGTTTGTTCTTTTAGATAATACTTTTGGTCTACCTCATCCTCTAGCACATCTTTGAGCCTTTTCTCTGAATACATCGGCTGCGGAAAAGTAAAATCTCCGCCACCCAAAATACTAATCCCAAACACCCGCTCCCTGTTTTGCGGCACGCCATAGTGTTTGGCGTTTAATACTTTGGTGTGGGTTTCATACCCAAGCCCACTTAAAAAGGCGACCCATTCGTCATAGTTCGCCCTGTGATTTTTGGATATTAAGTTTTTGACATTCTCTAAAAGCAGATATTTTGGGAGTGTGCCTGTGTCTCTTGCCTTTAAGAGTAAACGCTCCACTTCCCACAACAATCCGCTCCGTGTCCCGCCGCCTCTATCCAGCCCTTTGTTTAATCCTGCCAAACTAATATCTTGGCAGGGAAAGCCATAAGTCCAAAGGTCGGCTGGGGGCAATTCCTCTATTGCAGTTATGTCCCCGAGATTATTAGTCTCGCCGTGCAACGCCTCATAACTCTTGACTGCAAATTTGTCTATCTCACTAATTGCCACTACTTTGTGCGGCACGCCTATATTTTTTAGGGCTTGATTAACTGCCCCTGTGCCTGCAAATAATTCTATTGCTTTTATCAAGCCCATTCCTCCCTTAACGCAAAAGGCACAAGCGTTTTTGCCTGTGTCTTTTGAATTGAATATTTTGTTGTTACATTTTTCCGCTTAGTAATTTCTCCATTATGTCATCGTTAGGGCTGGCACTGTCCCACTCTTTGAGCTTTACCTCTCTAACAACAACATAGATTTTGCCCCACGCCTCATTGGCTGTCCTTAAAAAGTCCTTTGCCATATCCACATACGGAGAACGCATGGGGTTGCCCTTACTGTCCCGTATGACTAAGCCTATTTTTGTAATGTTTGCCTCGCACTCGTACCACCACGCTTTGTTGGTTGCGTACTCTTCTAGGTGGTATGGCATAATGCCTTTGAGGCATCCTATCTTTTCTAACCACTCGTATACAAACGAGTAAATCTCTTTACCCTTGCTGCTTAGTGAGGCGGGCGGGGTGCGGGGCAGTTCTATCCCATCTTCAAAGTCTACAACCTTGATAGGTCTCTTGCCTCGGTTGCCCTCTAGCACCTTTTCCATTGCACTTTTTGGCGGTCTTCCCGCCTTTGCTCTATATCCGCCGCTCGGCATATTTGTTATCCTCCATTAGGGGCGTTTTGCCCGCCTCGCCGCCCGCCCGCTCGGGGCTTTTTGGGGCGTTTGATTTTTGATTATTGCTTTTTTGATTTTGCGGTTGCCTTAATAAGCGGCGGGCGGGGTTTTGTGCATTTTAACAGCGTTTTTGGCTGTTTTGGCATTTTGAAGCCCGTTTTTCCGCACCGCCGCCTGCGCCATATTGTTTGATTTTTGATTTTGCGAAAACTTGCGTGTGCCTGCCCTCTCGTTCAGTTCTGCCGCCCCCTCAAGGATGCGAAGCCCCCTATGGTTTGGAGTTTCGTCTTGCCCGCTCTTTTAGAGTTTTAGCCGAATGGCAACTCTTACACAAAGATTGCAGGTTGTCAATATCATAAACTGCTCCGCCGTCACTTATCTCTATGATGTGGTCGGCGTGTGTCGCCTGCACCAGCCTGCCTCTCTCAAAGCAGTGCCGACATAACGGCTCTTTGGCTAACTGCACCCGTCTTAAGCGTTCCCACCTAGCATTGCCATAGTGCCTCTTGGCGTGACGGTCTCTATCATTCCGCTCATACTCAGCATTAGCCTCTTTTTGGTGTCTCTCGCAAAAGCGGTCATAAGTCAACTCTCCGCATCCTGTTCTAGCACAAGGCTTTGGTGGTTTTCTTGGCATAAGCGTTTAATCCTCTCTTTTTTATAGTGGCAGTCAAAAGGGAGCAGTAGTCTGCCGCTCCCTGTGGTCTTCAATCTAACCGATTTGGTTTGAGCCGTACCTGCTCCCTTTTCTTGCCGTTTGGGTTGTGTGTCATTTCAACACCCCCTAATTTCTATTATGGTGAAATTTTTACTACTTTTTAGGGACACCTTTTACTACACCCTACAAAAAAACTAAAATATTTTAAGAGAAAATAACCTTTCTAGTTCTGCCGCAGCTCTTTCTATCCGTTTTTTTGCCGCCGCATAAGATATACTAAACACCTGTGCCAGCTCGTCTATTTTTATATTTCTGAAAAAAACCATTTCTATTACATCCTTGTAATCGGGCTTTAGCTCTTCAATGCACTTATCTAAAAACTCCAGCCTTATTCTTAAATCGCTTATGTCGCTCTTTGAATATTCGCTGGTCAGATTCGAGCTTCTCTCTAGTGCCTCTAATCTTATCCAGTTTTGTCTGTGATTTCTTAGCGTTTTTCTGATTGAATCTGCGGTCATGCTCTGCCCGCCATTCTTGGTCATACTCATCTGCATATACCTCCTCTAGTTTTTGCTCAATCGCACTTAGCTCTTGCTTTATGCGGTATTCTTCTACCCAGTCATATTCGGCTGTGCCTGCAATACGCCCGTTATACCAACTGCGATAAACGCCGTCTTCTTCCTTTTCCTCACACCACTCGGCGGCGGGCATAATACCTACCATATCCCAAACTTGCATAAGCCCAAACTTTTGCCGTCTTAAAATAAACAACATCAGCATTACGCCTGTTTCTTTGTCTAGGTACTTGCATCTAAAATAATGCCTGTGTTTAAGACTATCATTCCGCTGGATATATTCTTCTAACTCCCGCTTGTATTCAGCTTTTGGCATAACAAGTGTCGGGGCTTCTTGCGAGCAGGGTTTATTCCAGTCCCCGCCGCATTTGCTCATGCAATTCTCACAAGCAGTCTTTTTACGCACAAGCAGGCAGTGTTCATAGTCAAAAACGGCTTCGGGCGTGAGATTAACTTTGTGCAATATTAAATCTCTCATCTGCCACCTCCCAACTTTTCAATTACCGCCTGCACCTCTTGTACACTCCGCACAACAACAGCCGCCCCGCCTGCCTCTCTAATTTTTTTAAGACACACCTCTTGCAGAACTGTGGTCTTGCCTTTTTCTGCCTTTATCTCAAAAGCAACAAACGCACCATTCACGCAAGCAATAATATCTGGTATGCCTGCCGTCCCGTAAAATCCGCCGTGTGTCTTAAAGCAAAAGCAATTATCAAGCGTTTTTAGGTACGCCTTTATCTGACCTATAATTTCTCTCTCTTTTTTCATTACACATCTCCCTCGTTTTGCAAGACTGTTATGATATACCGATAAAGGTTTGTTACCTGCTTTGCTTTGAAACAAGCACCTCTTTGGTCTTTTAGAGGCTCAAACAAATTATTCATAATCTTACTAAAAACTTCCCGTGTTAATCTGCCGAACAGATACCCGTGTTCCTCGTCTTCCCTTATCTCTTCGAGTATCGCACCTACTCTTTGAGGCAGTGCAAAACCTGCCTCGTCAATGTATGAAAAACATTTTAGGAGACTATCCTGCTGTGCTACTAATTGACTTAGCTCACTAGAAGTTATCCACAATGATTTATCTCTCGCGCCCGCGCACGCACGCATTGTTTGATTATTTATATTATTTTCATCATAACTTCTATCTTCTAACTTCTTACTTCTAAGGTTATCGGGTGGTAATGTTTTGTTATCTTGGGTTGTCTCGGGGGTTGCATTTGGGTTATCATTTTTAGGATAATACGGGTTTGGCTGACCTTTTTTGAAGCTAGGGTTGCCGCCCTTTTTGCCGTTTTTGACTGCCGCATCATACTTTGCCTTAGTGCTTTTCATAAGAGGCTCTAACGACTTTATCCACATTTTACAAATGCCTTTTGCGTTTTGTGGATAAGTTAAAGTAAACCCATAGTCCATTAAAGCCTCATACATTTGCAGCTTTTCTTCCGTTGTATCTAGCTGTCTTATGGCGTCAATCCAGTGCCTGTAAACAACAAAGGCATCTCTGTGAGCCTCACATTCGCCCGCATTTTGCCCTACACCGCCCGTATCAGCATTTATGGTTGTAGCCTCGAGTTTTGATATGCCCTCGGCATTAACTTCTGCATTGCTCATTAAACTGCTCCT